CCAGTCCGAAGTGCTAGAGAAATTTTTTAGTAATCTCCCGGACTCAAGGGTCCGGGAGGTGAGCTATGGGCCCCTTGAGGGGCTCAAAGCTTATTATTTTGCCGAGGAGGTGGCTCCTCGGCTGGTTTTTAAGCGATTTAAATTTTTTGGTGGAAGTTTTATTAAGGCTCGGGACGAGACTGCTCTTTCAGGAGCGAAGCCTGGCAATGAGGTGTTTGATGGTCCACTTGCTTCTTGATTTGTGTTGCCGGGGCTTGCGGATCTCAGTGTTAACCCCAGCGCTGCCGCAGCTCCGGCAGAGTTGTAGGATTAAGATTAAGGGAGGTTGTGGTGAGGCGCAGTAAAGCAGATCTTAATCTGGTTAAAAAGGAAATATGGGGAAAGTTAAAAATGCAGGAGTTTGTGGAAAGGTTGAGGAGGGAGGGTGTGGCGGAATATAGACTCAAAAACTTCTATGCAGATTTTAATCGCTGTAGTGAAGTGGTTGGAATCGTGGCAAATTTTGTCGGGATTGTGCCGACTTGTAGCCGCCTCGTTGGGTGGAAGGAGTTGCTGGTTTATGAGAATGGTTGCATTAGTTGGTTGAAGAATGGTTATAGACCTGCGAAGTTCGGTCTGGATTCTGTGTTTACAAAATTGAGGTTCGGTGTCAAATATGAGCGTCTGGAGCTTGAGCATTCTGGAAGGTATATTCTTGGTTTTGATTTTAGAGATGAGACGGTTCGTGAATCATTCATGGGTGTTGATAATCTTATTCGTTTGATGGTCCTTCATTTTGGATATAGATATATAAGGGATCGCTTTTTGATTTCATTACGGATGATGGCAACTGGTTTTCTGCGTAGTTTGGTATATTGGCGGCTGTGGATGGAGAATGTAGATTGGGTGAAGTTAGGTAATTTGATTCTGGAGTCGGAGTTGGTGCAGAATTATATGCGGCGTCTTTTTGAGATGCGGTTGGAGGGGTGTTCACGGGATGCGGTTGATGTGTCGTTTGATGAGTGTTATGATGGGTTAGATGGTGTACACTCATGGGTTGTGAAGGTATGCAGGTTGTTGCGGGATGTTTTGTCTATACGGTTAGGTTTGATTAAGTTTGAGCCAGATCGGCTGGATAAGAGAGTTGCGAATGAGGTTTTCGGTTTGCTTGAGGATATTTTGAGGTTGTGGGGCTTGCCTGTACCTTTGTTGTTTCGGAAGAGTAAATCAGTTGTGTTTAATATATCGGATGTGTTGTTTTTGAAGATTGATGACTATTTAGCGCAGGAGTATGTTCTGGTTGGTGAATGTGATATTTTGCATGCGGTGGCGCATAATCGTGTAGCGAGGTTTCTGGAGGAGCTTGAGGAATTGATTGTAAGGTCTGAAAGGATTTTAAATGAAATAAGAAGGATGGTGAATGGATAAAAGGTAGGGTGTTGTATCTATGGGCTCTGGTTGAAATGATTAAAAGGTGCTTGATTGGAGGTGTGGTTGCCGGTTGTGGATTGTGGTAGAAAATATGAGATTTATGAGGATGATTAAGATTAAAGGAGGTGTGATATGAAGAGAAAGTCAGATGATGTGAGGGCAAAGCTCCTCAATTGTTATTTTGGTGAGATAAACAGGATTTGGAGTAGAGGTGGTTATAGGGAGGAGAGTTTTTATTATTTGTTGAAGCAGCTCATAGAAGAGTGTTCTAAGGTGTTGGGATTGTCAGGTATAGGTGTTGTGATATCGCCGAGTGCCTCAACGGGTGGTTCGCCCGACTTTCGTGTTGATAGGGATGGTGTGATAGTTGGGTATATGGAGGCGAAGCTTCCGGGTGAGGATTTGAGTCGCCTTGAGGATTCTGAACAGATAATGAGATATCGGAATACTTTTCCGAACTTCATATTAACCAATTTTTCAAAGTTTATTCTTTATAGGAATGGTGAGTGTGTAGATGTGGTTGATTTGGGTTTCCGGTCTGGTGGTAGGGGTTCTGGTGATATGTATGATGTATCGAAGGTGGATTTGTTTTTTGGTTTGATGGATAAGTTCCTTTCGTTTGAGGTGCCAAAAATAACGGATTCGAATGTGCTTGCGAGGGATCTTGCGAAGCGTACTCGGTGGTTGGTGGAATTGTTAAGGAAGGAGTTTTTGGAGGGTAATAGGGATCTCAGGAATGTTTATGAAGCGTTGAAGCAGGATATTGATCAGGATTTGTCGGAGGAGAAGTTTATTGACATTTATGCGCAGACGGTTGCGTATGGGCTTTTTGCGGCGCGGATGGGGATGAGGGGTGGGAATATTACGAGGGAGAGTGCGTGGCGATATATTCCAGCGGGTATTCCGGTTGTTAGGGAGATGTTTCATTTGATGAGTGGTCCTGCGTTTCCGGAATCGCCTGGTTGGGTTGTGGATGATATGATAGGTTTGCTCAGGAATGTTGATGTTGGTTCTATTCTGGCGCAGGTCAGGAGTGCTAAATGGGATGAGGATCCAGTTATTCATTTTTATGAGACCTTTTTGAGCGCTTATAATCCTGAGGAGAGGGAGAGGTTGGGGGTGTATTATACGCCTTTGCCTGTGGTAATGTATATAGTGCGGTCTGTTCACAGGCTTTTGAAGGAGCGGTTTGGTAAGGAGGAGGGGCTTGCTGCGAGGGATGTTACTTTGCTGGATCCCTGTGCGGGGACGCTTACTTTTGTGGTGCAGGCGATAAAGCAGGTATATGAGGAGTTGAAGAGGCAGAGAAGAGAGGGATTGATGAATTCTTATATTCGTGAGCATATTTTGCAGCACTTTTATGCCTTTGAACTTTTGATAGCGCCTTATGTGATTGGGCATTTTAAGGTCAATATGGTTTTAGAGGATCTGGGGTATAGGTTTAGAGAAGGTGAGCGGTTTCAATTCTATTTGACGAATGCGCTGGATATGAGGGAGCTTAAGCAGAGGAGTTTGTTGATGGGACTTATTGAGGAAGAGAAACAGGCGAAGAGGGTTAAGGAGAGTGTTCCGATTTTGGTAGTGATTGGTAATCCGCCTTATTCTTTTCAATCGATGAAGAGTGAGTTTATTGATGGGCTTATGGAGAGTTATAAGGAGGATGTGAGGGGTGAGAAGAAGTTGGGTGTGCTGGAGGATAATTATATTAAGTTTATAAGGTTTGCGCACTGGAAGATAGAGCAGGCTGGGCGGGGGATAATAGGGTTTATCACGAATAATTCTTATCTTTCCGGGATAATTCATCGTGGGATGAGGCGGAAGCTTTTAGAGACCTTTGATGAGATTTATATTCTTAATCTTCATGGTTCTTCGAGGATTGATGAGCGGCCGCCTGTGGGAAAGAAGAATGAGAATGTGTTTGATATTCGGCAGGGGGTTGCTATAAGTTTGTTTGTGAAGCTCGAGAATCCGTTGCGGGGGAAGAGGGTATATTATGCGGATTTGTGGGGTTCGCGTGAGGAGAAGTATCGGTATTTGTCTGCGAATGATGCTGGCACTACGAAGTGGAAGCGGTTGCGGGTTGATGAATTTGAGCGGAGGTTTAAGGCGACGCGGTGGGGTAAAAAGTATCCTTCGGGTTTTAATTTTTTTATCCCTTCGAGTGCAAGGTTATTGCCGAGGTATGGGAATTTTTGGGGCTTGGATGAGATTTTTAGTGAGTGGGGTTCTGGAGTTATAACGCGTAGAGATGCTTTGGCTATTGCATTTACAAAGGAAGAGCTGGAGGATAAGATTCGGTTTTTTGCAGATTCAGGGATATCAGACGAGAGGATAAAGGAAAGATTCGGAGTTAAGGATACATCAGAATGGAGTTTGCGTGTGGCTCGTGAGAGGGTGAGGCATGAGCGGATTGGGGAGTTGATCAGGGAATATCATTATCGTCCGTGGGATTTTCGTTATATTTATTATTCTGATTCTGTTGTTTCGAGATTGAGTAAGGATCGTATGAAGCATCTGGACGGGAGTAATGTTGCTTTGGTTACATCTCGGAAGGTGGAAGGTGATGAGGAGAAAGGGTTTTTTGTGACTCGCATAATAGGTGATATTGGTATGATTTCGCCCCAGTGCTATTATTTTCCACTTTATCTTTCTCCTGTGGAGGGATTGGAAGAGCCTTCATTTTTGATTACTTCTGAAAGGAAGGTTCCAAACTTGAACAAGGAATTTGTAGAGGCTTTAAGTAATGTGTTAGGTAAGATACCCTCTTCGGAGGATATTCTTGGTTATATTTACGGCGTGTTTTATTCTCCCGTATATGGTGGCCGTTACAGAGAGTTTCTGCGTATGGATTTCCCGAGGATTCCTCTACCTTCCAATCAGGATATATTTAAAAGGTTGAGTGATATAGGGAGGAGGCTCATCAGGATTCATTTGCTTGAATTTGATGAGAGAGAAGGTCAGTTTTTGCAGATAGGATTTCCGGTGGTTGGTGAGAATGTGGTGGAGAGGGTTAGGTATGATAGAAAGGGTGAGCGGGTGTATATAAATAGCACGCAGTTTTTTGATGAAGTTCCTGAAGAGGTTTGGGAGTATAAGATAGGCGCTGTTCAAGTAATGAAGAAGTTTTTAGAAGGGAGGAAGGGGAGGAAGCTGGATATTTCGGAAATCGAGCATTATATCAGGATGGGGAGTGCGGTGTGGTTGACAATCCAGCTGCAGAATGAGATTAAGAATATTGATTTTGATTGAAAGGAGATGGTTGAATAGATATGGGTTGATTTATAAGTTTTTGATATCAAAGTTTTAAAATCACTTGACAAAGGTCAAATTTTTTGGTATAATAGGGGTATGGAGATAAAAAATAAAAAAATTAACAGGAAATTTTTAGGAGATTGGATCCTGGTGAGTTCACTTGGTTTGCTGAGTGATAATGCGTATGTTGATTCTTCTCTAATTCCGGTTCGTGAGTATTGGAGAAAGTTGAAGGAAGTATTGAATAGTTTGGTTGAATTTTTAGATGGGGGTGAGTAATGAAGATAAAGATAAAAGGTGTTTTGAATTGGACAATTGGCCAGCAGGGAGGGGTGGGTTATCCTCCTCTGCTGGTTAAAATTGGGAAGGGGAAGTGGTTGTGGGTGGAGGGGTCCCGTGACCATGGGGGAATTATCTGTGGAAAATGTTCAGAAGAGTTTGGGAGAGAAGTGGCTTGCATCAGGGAAGCTGTTCCTCTACTGACGAGGCAAAATCTGAAGGTAGGAGATTGGGAGTATATCACATGGGAGGAGTTTAAGGTTATGGTAAAAGAGCAATTTGGAATAAATGGAGAGAGTAATCTTACTCCTGATGAGTTGGCTGTGAAGAAGTGCCTGGAGGCACGATTAAGCTTGTATGAGTTGAGAAGGGCAATTGATCTGCATGTTGAGTATGAGAAGAAGATAGATGAGGTCGTGGAAATGCTAAGGAGATTATCACAGGAGTGTTATCGAGGAAAATTTAAGGTTAGAATTAAAAATAAAACAAGGAGGTGATAGGATGGTAGTAACAAGGCAGGAGAGGTTTCCTTTGGCAGGGTGGTTCCTCTACTGGAACTGCCCTGAGGGGAGGGTGAGGTGGGAAGATGTTGAGAGGGTGCTATGTTCAAGGGGAATTAAGGTGTTGCGAGCCAGCGGGAGGAGGTTTGTTGAGGATGTGCTGCAGAGGTTTAAAGAGGAAGTTGATTTGGTATGGCGAGTTGTGAAGGAAGAAACGGATGGTAGAATTTTTTGGAGGTTTTATAGTGGTAGGGTGAAGATCAAGGATGAGCTAAAGGTGTCGGCTTGTAATTTCATAGTTGATGAGGATAGGAATGTCAAGGTTGAGAGGTTGCCGAACGGTTTAGAAGAGAAGTTTAGGAGGATTATTGATGAGTTGAAGGACACAGAGTCTGGTGGTTGGGTGAGCTGGCAGATTGTCAGGTATCTGCTTGATAATTTGTCAGCGATTCGTGTGAGGAAGGATGGAGGGTTGTATTTCGTTCCGGTTAGAAAGGAATCGGAGCTTACGGTTTTGGAGAATGCGATGAGGGAATTAGGATTTACGGTTTTCAAAATTGGTGTTATTGATGAGGAGAGGACAAGAGAATTGATCTGGAAGGTGCTTGCTGAAGAGGTTTCGGAGTTTGAAACAGAGGTTAAGGAATATGTGAAGAGGCTTGCGGATGGTGGCAGGTTCAAGGAGAGTGGTTTTGAATCGAGGCTTGAGGCTGGTAGGAAGCTGAGAGAGAAGCTTCTGGTTTATAAGGAGTATGGAGAGGAAGCTCTAAAAAAGCTGGCGGATTCGCTTGAGGCACTTGAGCGGGAGCTCCTTGCAGCGAAGTTGGAGTATGCTCTGCAGGAGGGGGAGTGATGGTGCTGGAATTGGATAGAAAGAAGAGGATTTTGAATACATACGAGGCGATGTGCAATATTATTGGTATTAATTTCAGGGATTTTGGGTTTGTGGCACCTGTAGTTTTTTTGTTATCCGAGGAATATGGAATTCAGTTTTATAATGTATATGAGGCGTGGGATAATGGTTTGACAATGGAGGATATTATTTATGCTGTTCGTAATCTGATCAAGAAACTTGATGCTTGTGCGGTGATATTCGTGCAGGAAGTGAGATTGGTTGAGGAAGGTGTTGAGAAGAGGCAGGTGGTTGCGAGAGTTGAGTTCTGTGGGGATGATGGCACGGTTTCTGGGGTTGAAACTATTTTTGAGCTCGATACAGAGCATAGGGAGGTCAGATCGGTTAATCGTGCTGAAATCAGTGATTTTATGTTTTTTGGAGTTTCGGAAAAGGTTGATTTGAGGGGAGGTTTAAATTGAATCTGAAAGCAGTTGAAGTTACTGAATTGGAAGTTTTGAATCACTGGCTAGATAGGTTAGGGAGGATTTCGGAAGTTTTGGGTGATGGTGGGGGAATTGTTTCGGTTTTTGATCCGAAAACTGTGCGTTATAGAAAGGTTGTTGAAATAAGGAGAAGGGTGGAGAGTTATATTGAACGGTGGCTTCCTCGTTTTGAAGTGGATGAGGGCTCGGAGGTTGAGGATTTTATTCGGGAGCGAGTATTGGAGACATTTTCTGGGGAATGTTTGGCATTTTTGAGGAATAAGGATTTTGTTTGGACCAGAGGATCCCCGTTCGGTATAGATATCAAGTTGATAGAGGGTGGAGTTGACACTGGTTTTTCTCTTTTTGATGTGTGGCTTGAGTATTGTTTGAAGGATTATTGTCGTGCCTCAGAGCGGGATATAAGTGAGCTAGTGGCTGTTACTTTTCCGATTAAGAAGGCGGTTCATCTGTTGAGGAATCTGGTTGCCCCTCATAATGATGTGCTGAAGCGTTGTTTTTTGAGTTCCTTCGGTGAGGTTTGCTCAAAGCTTATAGAAGATGCGCTGGAAGGGAGAGGGGTGAAGGATGTTGAATGTGTGGATGTAACTGAATTTTTGAAAGATGTGATTCTGGAGTGGATTAAGTGGTATATTTCGGAGTGTATTTTGGAGAGGATAGGAGTTGTGAAGGGCAAGAAGTTTGAAATGGTGGATGTATCCGTGATTGATAAGCTGGTTGATTTGTTTCCTTATTTGTCGGAGTTTTTGATAAGGTTCAAGGAGATGGCAAGGGTTGGTTCATTAAGAAGCTTCAGGATTGTAAGTGTTAACTATGATGGGAAGGTGGTAATGAAGGCAATAGTTTTAGCGGGTGGTGAGGAAAAATCATACGGTGATTTTTTTGGATTTTTAACACCTGTAATTGAGAGCGTTCAGGAGGATGAGTGGTGGAGTGGCTGTAGTTATGTTGCTGCTTATTATGAGCAACTGATCGATCAGATTGTAAAGAATTCTTATGATGAGGGGAGGCTGATACAGTTCTTTGATGTGCTCAAGGTTCATATTGATGAGCGCATAGAGAATTTGAAGAGGATTTTGTGTTCGGGTTTTGAGGTTGTAAAATGAGGTTTAGCTGCTTTGAAGTTGCTGAAGGGGTGTGTGGAGTTAAGGTCAGGTTTACAAAATTACTTGACAAAGGTTTAGTTTTATGGTATAATATACGCATGAAAGTAAAAATAAAAAACAAGGAGGTGCAGTGATGACGGAAGTAGGGAGAAAAAATTATGGCCCGACCGTTACGGTCGGACAGGCGAAGAGGATTTTAGGCTCCCTGCTAAGCAAGGAGCCCAGGGAGGTTCCCTCTGTGTTTTTATGGGGACCTCCGGGTATAGGAAAGTCGTCTCTTGTAAAACAGGTTGCTGAAGAAAAGGGAATCGGGATAATAGACCTTAGGCTTTCACTTCTTGACGCCATTGATTTGAGGGGGATTCCCTCTGTTAAAGATGACAAATGCTTCTGGACAAGACCTCCGTTCCTTCCAGCTGAGGGAAAAGGAATTTTATTTCTTGATGAACTTAACACAGCTTCCCCATCGGTTCAGAACAGCGCCTTACAGCTTGTGCTGGACAGAAGGGTAGGGGAGCATAAGCTTGGTGATGGATGGTATATTGTAGCAGCGGGAAATAGGAGAGAGGATAGCTCCCTCGTCTTTCAGCTCGCAGATCCACTTCTTTCGAGGTTTGTTCATTTAGAGGTTAATGTCAATGTGGATGAGTGGCTGAGTTGGGCGATTAGGAATGAGATTGACGAAAGGGTTGTTGGTTTTATTAAATTCCGTCCTGAGCTATTGCTCAGGGTGGAGTCAGGGAAGAGACAGAGCATTAACTTCCCATGCCCGCGGGCATGGGAGTTTTGTTCAAAGTTAATATCAAGCGGAGTTGACCCGGTTATGGCGGCGGAGAGTTCGGTTGGTTTAGGTGCTGCGGCAGAGTTTGCGGGTTATATTGAGGTTTATTCAAAGCTTCCTCCAGTTGAAAAGGTTTTGAGTGGGGAGGTGGAATTTCCGCAGGAGTTGGAGCCGAGCGCAATATGTGCGCTTGGCGCATCCTTGGTGTCGCACGCAAAGAGTCAAAAGGATGTTGATAGGATACTGGAGATTGTGTTATCCTTTAAGAGAAGAGAGTTCGGAGTGTATATTTTGAAGCTTCTATATGCCAAAGACAAGGAGAAGGCCAAGAAGAGTTCGAAGTGGGATACTGTCGCTAAGCGCTATTTGGAGGTGATAATATGAAAAAGGTTGGGAGAATATGTATTGAAAAAGCGATATCAAATCTCCTTCTGGATTCACCCTTTTTCGGAAGCTTGATTTTGGAAGCGGAGCTGAAGGAGACTGAGGAAGTTCCTACGGCGGCGGTTGACGGAAGGGGAAAAATCTTTGTCAATCCGAGATATGTAGAGAGGCTTCAGGTTTCGGAAGTTCAGGGTTTGCTGGCGCATGAGGCTTTACATCTTGCTCTTTTGCACTTCGTGAGAGAGAGTGGTAGAGATAAGCGGAGGTGGAATATAGCAGCCGATTTGGCGGTCAATTCGATATTGGCGGAGAAGCGTTTCGCATTGCCGCCGGGAGGGATTTTCCCGCGGGATTTCGGATTTGAGGATGGTTTAAGCGCTGAAGAATATTATCGTCTGCTTGAGAAGTTACCACCGCCTCCACAGCCTCCTCCGGGTGGTGAGGGTGAAGAAGAAGGTGAGGGTGGTAATGGTGGTGGAGGTAGGAGGAGGAGTGAGGGGTTTGATGAGCACAGGATTCCTCCACGAGCGGGTTCTGGTAATGGAGGTGGAAAGGAGGATGGTTCGGAAGGTGGGCAATCGGGGAAGGATCCTCATCAGAAGGATGATAGTGGTGAGGGTAGAGATGTAGGAGAGAGACATGGTGAGGGTGGTAAGAAGGATGGGGGTAAGGGAGGAAATGAGCATGGTGATGGGGAGGATGGGAAAAAGGATAAGGATAGAGATGGAGTTCAGGCAGATAATGAGTATGAGGAAAGGGGACTTACGGAAGAAGATATCAGAAAAATTGAGGCTAAGTGGAAAAGGGCGGTTGCAAGGGCGATGTCGATTAGGAAGAGAGGGGAGCTTCCAGGTTGGTTTGAGCAGATGATTTGTGAGTTATTTGAACCAAAGCTGAACTGGAGGTTCATACTCAGAGAATTTATTGCGGACAATTGTGTGATATCTGGTGTGGATTGGACGAGAAGGGATAGGAGGTTCCAGGATGTGTATTTACCTTCACGGAGAGAGAAGGTAGTTAAGTTCGCAATAGCGGTTGACACTTCCGGTTCGATTTCGGATAAGGAGCTCGCGGCGTTTTTCTCGGAAGTGAATGCGATTTTAGGTTCAAATGGAGCATACGATATAATTTTGATACAGTGTGATGCGGATATTACGAGTGTGAAGGAAATTGCTTATCCAGATACAATTGATTGGAGTGAGATCAGGATTGTTGGTAGAGGGGGAACGGATTTCAGGCCGGTGTTCAGGTATCTTGAGGACCATAATGACAATAGGCCGCTGGTGTATTTTACTGACCTTGAGGGTGTTTTTCCTGAGGCGACACAGCGTAAGGTTTTGTGGGTTGTGGTTGGTAGAAAGAAGGAGGTTCCCTTTGGTGAGGTGGTGGAACTGGAGGTGGAGTCATGAGTGAGACCGTGAATGTGAAGAGATTTAGTTTTCCTATTTTGAGTTTGCGGGATTCGGATCTGGTTATATCAGTTTTAGCGGAATGGGTGATTTTGCGGTTGGAGGAGCTTGTATTCTCAGAGAGGTTAAGTTTTAGTTTTCGGGAGGGGTCTGTGTGTTACGAGGTTAGTAAGAGGGAATATTATGCGTCTATAGAATATGTGGTTGAGGTGGATGGCAGGAAGGAATTGTGGATTAAAATGGAGAAGGGGAAGGAGAGGGTGAGCAATTTTATATTAGGGGAGGGAGGGATAGGCCTTTTGCCGTTTGATGAGGTGGTTTCGAGGATTGAGGCGATGTTGAATAAGATTTCGGAAGCTGTGATTGCAGCTGATGAGGAAATGGGGCGTGTGAGGGAGGTGCTTGCGGGGGATTCTCGTTTCAAGGATGCTTTTAGTAGGGTATTTGAAAAAAGATTAGGGGTGATGAATGAAGAAGGGAGAAGTTAAGAAGGGAGAGGTCAGGAAATTTAGGTTCCCGATCGGCAGTCTGAGCAATGCAGGATTGGTGATGGATGTGTTAGCGGGATGGTTTGTTGAGACGCTGGAAAGGTTGTGTGAGGGGAAGTTTGCATTTGTTTGTTTTGAGGACGGTGTATCTTCGAAGTGGTATGTCAGGAGCAATCGAAATTTAGTTCACAGGGTTTATGAGTATGAAGTTATATGTGATGGTGACAGGTGGGTGGTGGTAGTATTGAGTGAGAAGGGTGATTGTAAGGAGTTTTATATTAGGGGTAAGAAAGTGATGGAGATGGAATTTGAGGAGGTGGTTTCGCAGGTTGAGAGTATACTGGGTGTGATTCGTGAGGCAGTTGAGGTGAGGGAGAAGGAGTCCGAGCGTGTTGGTAAGATTCTTTCGGAGGATGAACGTTTTGCAGATATATTAAGGAGAATATTTGAGTGCAGGTTGGGGGGTAACGATGGTTAGGAAAGGAGATGAAGTTATGAAGCGGGATGATTATATGATATCGATTTCGTTATTGAAGGATAAGAATTTAATAGTCAGGATGTTGATGGAGCGTGTTTATTTAGCTGCTAAAAAGTTATTGACAAAGGAGATGCGGTTAGATTTTGTGGTGAAGGTGCGTGGTGGTTCGAAGGAGGCGCGTGTGCAGTTGAGTAGTTTGCGTCCGGGTCAATTGCAGCTGGTTATGACGATAGGTGATGATGTGTTGACTTTTTCGAGGAGTGAAGGTGGGATGAGTTTAGCCTTGAATAATAGGGATATTGAGTTGTATACTTTTGATGAAGCGTTGGTGGTTGTGGACAGTGCGGTTGAGTTGCTTGAGGTTGCGCATGTTCTGGTTGAAAAGGAGTCGGAGCGTGTGAGGCGTATTTTGTTTGAGGATGATCGGTTTGCTGGGGTTCGTGATTTGCTTGTTTCTGAAAAGTTAGAGCGATGAGGGCGCTGGTAGGAGAGAGTATGGCTCATAAGGTGAGTGATGGAGGGTTGGTTAATGTGATTGAGGAGCTTGTGGTTGAGGCGAGGTTGGGTGATATGAGTATGGGTTGGGTATTTGAGCAGTTATTTGGGAGGGAATTTGAGGTGAGGAGAAGGTTTACGCTGGATGACTTGCGTTTGGCATTTCCTCTGCTTTATGGTTGTGCTGTTTGGAAGCCCGTACTGGGAGATATGGTATCTTCTCCGGAGCTTGTATGTGTGTTTTATAATGAATACAGGGATGTGCTGGATTTGGTTTTTCTGGATGGGAGGAGGTATTTTGTAGGTGAGGTGGTATTTCCTGTTGACCTGGATGGGTTTGTGCATCTGTGTCGGGAGTTTTTAAAGTTTATAGAATGTGTGGGAAATGAGTCTGTGGAATCTGGAGGGTTGAAATGCTGTTGAGAAGGAATTTGGTTATGGTTTTTGATGCTGGTAATATGGTTTTGATGTTTCTGCATGGTAGAATTTTTTTGATCAGGATTAAGGAGGGATTATGGAAGTTTCAAAAGGAGGTGTGATATGGGTGTATTGCCACAGAGGTTGAGGGATAAGCTGGAGAGGCTATTGGTTGAGGCGAGGCTTGAGGGACTCGATTTTAAGTGGGTTTTTGGTCAGCTTTTCAGGATGGGGTTCGATCTTGCATGTGATCTTCGGTTGAGTGATTTGAAGAATTATTATCCTTTTTTGTGGAGAAATCTCAAGCCTGAAGGGTTCAGGTTGCCGGTTTTTATTGATGAGCCTCGGTGGAGGGCCCGGCTTGATAACGTGGTGTATGATCGTGTGAGTGGGGATTGGTATTTGAATGTTATTATTGAATACAGGAGATATAAGATGAGGTTAGATTTTCCACGTGAAGAATCTGAGTTTATGCGTGTATGTGAGGACTTTTACAGGTTGGTGATGGAGTGTAGTCGGGTAGGTAGTTGGGTGTTGCGGGGGTGAGATGCGGGATGTGATTTTGAGTCTGGAGATGGATCTGGAGAGGGTGAGAGGTGCGGGTAATTTGTTGTGTTTGGTTGATCGGAGGGATGTGTGTGTTTTTTTGATTGATGAGGATGGTAGGTTTGTGCACGATGTGTTGAATTTCCGGTTTGATTTTGAGGTGCCTGTCCTCGTCAGGGTTTGGTTTTATTCCTCTACGGAGGGTGAGTTTGAGGTGCGGTTAGGGAATGGTTTGTTGCATGGTATGTTGAGTGGTGAGCGGCTGGAGGTGATTAAGCGGATAGTTGGTTCGGCGTGTGGTGATTGGGAGAGGGAGCTGGCGCGTATTCGTGAGTATGTTGTGAGTTCGGGTCGGCTGGATGGGGCGTTGAAGTGTGTATTTGAAGGGGTGCTTGAGCGGAGTGTGGAATGATTAATGAGTATAAGGTCAGAGTGTTGTTTGATTTACCGCATGATATCAGGCGTGTGGTGGATGCGTATGTTTTGCAGCGGTTGATGTTGCTTATTAGGAAGGGGAAGCCTGAGCGTTTCGATGATATTAAGATTGTGGGTTTTCCTGGTGAGATCATTGCGAATCTGGTGTTTAGTCTTGATGAGGGTAAGAGGGAGGGGTTGAGGCGTATTTTGTCGGGTGATTGTTTGGTTTTGGAGTATAGTGATGTTTTGAGCAGGCGTAAGGTGGATTTAGCATCGGTTGTTGATGAGGCGGATGAGTTATATGTTCGTATACTGGGTAGTGAGCCCTTGCGTTCGTTGTTTTGTCTGGTGAAGTATGAGGGAGGAAAGGATAGTATCCTCGCATTTTTTGAGCTCATTGATTTGTTTGTGCATGTGGTTAGTCTTGAGGCGTTCAAGTATAATCTTGACATAGTTGATTCGCTGGTTGCGGTTTTGTGTGGTCAGGATAAAGAGGTTCCAGTATGAAGGTATATGATGGGTACCTGATTCGTGATTTTCTTGAGGAGCTGACTGGTGATATTGAGCGGTATGTGAGTATAAGGCTCAGGGAACTTGATGATATTGTGAGGGGTAGGAAGAGGGGTTCGGTTGTGTTCACTGATGATCGATTGGGTGTGTTTGGTATGGAGAGGGTGTATGTGGAGTATGAGTATGCTGGTGGTTGTGGCGTGAGGTGGAAGGGGATGGCTTATCCTTCTAACGTTGTGTGGGCGGTGACTGAAAGGCTTATTCAGGAGTTTGTGAAGGAGGAGGATAGGAAGGGGATAAATAATGTTATAGGCTTTTTGCTTTGGTGTGTTAATAATGGTCTGGAGCTGGGTAGAGTTTTAGGTATATATAGGGAGCGGATAGATTTATTTGTGTCGTTGGTGGCGGAGGCGCTTAGAGTGGAAGAAGAGGTAGTTGAGGGGTTGAGGCGTGAGTATGAGGAAACGGGTATGTGGAAGGAGGTTGCCTCAGCGAAGGTGGAAGAGGTGCTTGATAGGTCTGTGCGGGGATGAATTCGTGCCGGATGAGTAGAGTTTTTCCTCCTTGTTTTGCTCGCTCATCCGGCACGTGAATATGATTAGGGTGCCGATATGAGTGTATTGCATGCGGGTAGGATTGTTAATCGTGTGAGGAGGTTGCTCGTTGAGGAAGTGCTTGAGTGTGATGGGAGCAATGTTTTTGCGAATGTGCTGGGGAGGGTGGTGCGACATGGGTTCAGGCTTAAAGATGGTTTATCGGTTGATGATTTGCGGAGTAGATATCCAGCGCTGCATGCGGCTGTATGTGATGACTTGTGTTCGTTGCCCGAGGGTGTGCAGTTGGTAGCGGTGGAGCGGGTGGAGGGATTTTTTGGTGTGTTGTGGTATTTTGTTTTTCTCGGTGAGGGTGTGCGTTATCATCTGCCGATGGTTTTGCCTTCTGATATGAAGCAATTTAGTGCGCTTGTGCTGGAATTTTTGCGATTTCGTGCGGATAACAGGAGGTTGAGGGGTAGTTGTGGACAGCGGTGATGCTGGAGTGTCTGGGTTGGTAAGTTATGTTGCATCTTGAGCAGGAGATAGATCGTATTATTTTTGAGGGATATCTGGAGGGGGACTATGTTGGGTTGGTCACGAGGTCGATTGTGGAGATGAGAAGGTATTTGAAGTTTGTTTATAAGATTATTCATGGTGAGGTTGTTGTGGAGATTGGTAAGGATACATCTATGTATGAGGCGGTGATGGATGTAGCTGGTTGTCTGGAGGGGACATCTTTTGATGGTGTTTCTAAGAAAGCGTTGAATTATCTGAAAAGGGTTCGACGTGATCTGGATAAGGATCATGAAAAGATTTTGTATAGGTTGAAGCGGAGGTGGGTGTTAAGATGGCACTTTTTCTTTTTGCACGATAATGGTTATGTGAGTCTATCTTTCTGGTTATTGCCCGCGAGTAGTTTGATTAAGAGTTATTATTTGGGCAGTCAGCGGAAGCGGCATTTTGTGATCAGAAGCGGATTGATATCGTTGAGGCATAATGAGAAGGCTGTGCTGGATTCATTTATGCGGGTTGTGCGTGATTTGAATGAGCGTGGTTGGCAATGAATACTGGGTGGACTGGGATTGAGGGTTTCAATGCTATATTTGTGGGGATGCCGGGACGGTATTTTGTAAGGGAGTGGGGTGAAGGCAGGTTGAATGTGAGCTGGTTGGAACGGATAGCTGGATATTATAGTGGTTGTAATGCTTGTTTCCTCGAAGTTTAATTAGGGTTTGAGGTGGAGTTGATTTCTGAGGTGCAGTGAGGTGACGACTCGTGTGGTTTGTTGTTGCTTCGGTTGCTTAATTTTAGAAAGTGGATAATGCTTGATTAAATTTTTTGAATTGGTTAAATTTTCGAAAGGAAAGGTGATAAGTTGAAGCAAACTTGATGGGATTGGTATGGGTTATCGTTTTGAAGAGGATAAGGTTCAGCCTGTAGTAATTGTTGAGCCGAGGTCGGATGGTTTTTCTGCGTTTGAGCATGATGATTATGTGATAAGCACCTATGCTTATTATACCTCGTTACCGGGAGGGCAACGGCTGGAAATACCGTTTGTGGTGCCTGTGAGTTATTTTTATCCTGAGGTAGATCTTATGGTTGTTGGTCCGGGGAGTGGTGTGGATGAGTTGGTTCAGCCCTTTGTTGTTGATGAGGATAATGTGTATTCATTTGTGGTGCCATTTAGGGGTTTATCGGTTTTCACGCTGATTGATGATTTTGAGGGGTATGCGGATACTGGTGCGTTGCGTGCGGTGTGGGTTCCGAGTGATGTGGCGAATACGCCTAATACGCTTGTTGTTGGTGATTCGTTTGGTAGCAAGTTTATGCGTATACAGACGACGAAGAATAATTCGGTTGGTGATTCTGTGCGCAGGACTTTTAGTTCTGTGCAGGACTGGTCGCAGTATACTGGGGTTCGGTTTCGTGTATTGTGTAATACGAATGCTTTTATGCAGTTTCGTATAATTGATGAGGCAGGTTCGATAGTGTATGTAAGTATACCGCAGTATGGGAGTGTAACGAGTGCATATTTTCCTTTTACATCTTTTACAAAGGTTGGTGCTAATTTTGTTGATTTGAGTCGGGTTCAGGCGATTGAGTTTTATTGTGCGAATGATTCGCAGGTGACTAGTCTTCAGGTTGATGATATATATGTGGTGCGTATGCCGAACTTGATTTTGAAGTATCAGCTGGGTGAGGTGCAGTTATCGCCCTCGTTTAATTTTGTGCCGCTTTTGTTTGATGATGGTTCAGCGTATAAGGAGCTGGTTGTTACTGTACTGGATGTGACGGGCACGGTGTTAGATATATCGTTTGGTGTTTGGGATAGGAGTAAGGTATTGGATAGGAGTAAGGTGTATGGTGTGCGTTTCTTTGATTTTAGTGAGCAGGGTTTTGTGGGTGTTAATAATATGTCTTCGTTGCGTGCGCGGGTTTTGTCAGGTGGGGTGTGGGTTGGACTGGATAAGAATGTTGCATTTATGTTGACATCGGAGTTGCGTAGCAGGTTGAAGCGGTTGTTGTATTATGAGGTAACCCCGAATAATTTTCCTATTGGTTCGGGCACTGTGTCTGGTTTTTTGGTGAAGGATGGGCGTGTGGTTCGTTCATTATTCAATAATCAGGTCGGTTTAAGTTTTTATCCGAAGGAGGTGTGTTCTGATTTGATAAGGGATGAGCGTTTTGTTGTTGAGCTATGTCCTTTTCAGCCGCTGGATAGGTGGGTTCTGTTGAATGTGCGTTTGAATTTCAGGGTTGAACGGAGGATAGAATGATAGAGTTGACGTGGGGTGAATTTAGGAATTTGATTCTGGCACATGACTTGTTGCGTTGTGTCAATTATGTAGATCTTGGTAGGTATTATTTGTTGTGGGTTTCGGTTGAGAATGTTTTATTCAGGTGTCAGGTATATAAGAATTCATTTGAGGCTTCTGAGTTTGAGGCGTTGCGTGATAGGATCCCGGTTCAGGAGCGTTTTGATGAGGTTGGGCATAGGGTTATAGCGCGGGGTTTGGGTGTTTTGCCGGGTAATACGGTTTGGGCGGGTGCGATGAATGGTCTGGATTTCAGGTTTGGTATTATTGCGGGTGTAGAGAACTTTTTTGATATGCAGCTGGATAGGGATAGGTTTTTGTGGGGTGGTCGCTACGTGATAGTGGATGAAGCCGCGATAAATGTGAATGATTATATTGAGTTGAGTATAATTGATAAGGATAATGTGCTTGGGTTGTTTGATGTGTATGGTGTGCCACCGGGTGGTTTTCTTGAGCTTAAAAAGTTTGTAAGGAAGTGGTGGGTGTATAAGACACCGGTATTTGAATTTGTGAGTGAGGATGCTACATATTTGCCTCAGGGTCTTTATATCAGGTGTGGGTATCGGAGTTTTGGAACGGTTGATAATACACTGTTATTTACACTTTACTTTTTTGAAGATGTTTGATAAGGTTGAGAGTGTGAGGTTTAAAGATGGCTGATAAGGTGGTGGTAGCAGTGGTTAATGCGAGTGGTGAGGTGGTGAAGGGTGGTGTGCAGGATGGTAAGATCGTGGGTGTTTTAGAGGATGCTAATGTTGAGAAGCGGAAGGTGGAGAGGAAAATAGATACGCTGATCAGTGAGGTGGTCAAACAAAGGACTGCTGGTAAGGGTTAGAGTTGATGGGTTGGAGAGATTTAAAATGTGGGGAATGTGGTTTAATTTAGGCGGAGATTTAATTATAGGCTCTATTTGATTTAAAATTGATTAGAGAAGATTGAAGGGGTGATAGTGATGGCTGATAGAGGTCTTGAGGGCAAGATCAGAAGAGTTGATATTAAGTTGGATGGTGCGATATCTTATGCGAGGCAATCGCTTGGTGAACTTGATGATGCGATAGATGTTCTAAAGGTTCTTGTTTCTGCTGGTTATGTGAGTGGTGGTCGGGTGCGGAGGCTTGAGAGGCTGGCGCATGATTTGCATTCGGTCATTGAGAAGCTGGAGGAGTTTTCCGATGAGTTTATGGAATTTTGAATTTTGGTTGGGTAGTAGAGATGATGAGGGTTAATAGGGTTATAAGCCGGTTGTATGGTATTTTGCGTGGCGATTTGAAGCGTTATGCCTCTACGGTTTATATTCTTAATACGCCTGTTTTGACGGATTGGGGTGAGTATGTTTTTCGTCCGATAAGCGTTGATGAGGCGCTTGAGTTGTTGGAGGGTGGTTTTGTTTCGGCGGTTGGGCATGAGGGGACAGCACAGATTCTGTCACAACTGCTCGGTGTGAAGGTTCCTGTGAGTCGGATTCAGATAAGGATGAATGTTGGTGATAAGGCGTTGGTTTTTAGGGTTTTAACGAGGTTACCTGAGGGGAAGGTTTTGACAGAGGAGGAGTTAAGGAAGCTTCCGTGGACGATTGGGTTGTTGGAGCGTGTGCGGTGATGTTTGGTTGGAATATTAGGGAGAGGTTTATTGGTTTTTTGAAGTCGTTGGTAGAGGTGGTCAGGCGTGATGACGTAGTTAGTTTGGCTTTTGGTTGTCTCTTTGTTTTGCTGGGATTCGTGGGAGTTTTGTTGAATGCAGAAGGGTTGATTTCGAGATTGCTATCTCTGGTTTATTGTATTGTGATGATTGTGGGAGTGTGGCTCGTTTTTAACAGTTTAGGGAAGGGATGAGGAGATATTTTTTTGTGCTTTATAAGAATCCGTCAAGCATTGATGATAGAGAGAATTATGTGGTTGTTTCGCCTGGAGAGTTATTGCTGGCGGTTGGATGGGTGCGGGCGATTATTTCCACAATTGCGATTTTGAGAATGGACTTTGAAGCAATCACTTTAAAGCCCTTCATTATTGCTGAGAAGGTTCTTTCAACGAGAATGTTTGTTCATGAATTCACACATTTGAGGCAACAAGAAGATGATGGACTGATAAAATTCTGTATCAAGTATCTGTGGGAGTGGTTTAAAAATTTCTTTTTCAAAAAAGAGACAAGGTTTAATTTTTTTGAGTCTTATTGGAATATATCTTATGAGGTTGAGGCGAGGGAGGCAGCAGAGAATTTTCAGAGGGCATGAGAGTGGGATATTTGGTTGAGGGTGCGATAGGTTTTTCAAGTTCGCCTTCGTGGATTAGCAGGGTGATAAGGTGGTTTACGAGGTCGAGGTGGTCGCATTGTTTTGTTGTTTGGAAGGTGACTGGACCTGACGATGATGATATTCTTTTGGTAGAGGCGGGTGAATTTCAGGTTCAGATAGTTACATTAGGAAAGTATATGAGAGGAAATTACGAATTTGAGATTTTAGATGTATCTTCGTTGATAAATTCAGAAAAGAAAAAAGAAGCGGATAAAAAGTTAGTGTCAAAAGTTGAAACGCTTTATGGCTGGCTACAATTGATAGGATTTGGAATTGTTATTTTGTTAAGAAAGTGGTTTGGCTGGAAGAGTAAGAAAAATATCTGGGGGCGGGGCAAAATCTGTTCAGAAGTTGTTGCGGAGTATTTGATTGATTGCGGAATTGATTACAAAAGTTTATGCGGTGACAAGGATATAAATTTAATCTCACCAGAGGATATATATAAGTTCTTGGAATCAAGGAATTGTGATGTTATAATGTTTAAAAGATTTAACAAAAAAAGTAATAGGAGGTGCTGATATGGCGAGAGAAGAAAGGATGAAAGAGTTGGTGGTAGGGAGGTTTAGGAGTGCCCTGAATATACTCTGGGATGCTCTTGAGTTGTTTGAAACTGCCGCGGAGGGTTTAGAGGATTTAGTGGATGAAGATCCTATAGGTTACAGGGCAAGGTATGAGAGGATAAGGGAGGATCTGAGAAGGATTTGGGACGCGGGAGAGAGGATAGAGAGGGAAATTAGGCGTTTAAGGTAGTGGGTGTGGTGATGGATAGGACTCTGGCGCGGTTGCTTCATTTTTTATCTGAGAGGTCGTTTGAGCGGCTTCGTGATAGGGTATATGCATTGAAAGAGTTTTTAATGGATAAGATGCTAGGTGAGCTCGCAGGTTATGTTAAGGAGTTTAAGAGCGTTTTATCAAAAGATGAATATCAGACTTTGATTAAGTTTTTTATGGATTTTGAGGATGTGGTTAAGGAGGATCTGGAAGAACTTTTGAATGATGTTGAAGCACTTTTGAAGAGGCTGGATAAGATAACTGGTTTCAAGCGTTGATCGGTTGTTTGAATTAATTCGGTTTGTTGTGGTGATTTAAATTAAAATTGATTGAGACCGAGGGGATTAAGTATATTGGTTCCAAGGAAAGATTACTGCCTTATATTTTGGATTTTGTTCGGCGGTTGCGTCCTCGTGTGGTGCTTGATGCGGTGGGCGAATGGGTGGGTAAGGGGAATGCTGGTGATAAGGAATTTTTGTTTTTTGTTGAGAATGTAGTCGCTGATGGAAGGGATCAGACGAATTGATACTGATGAGGAGCTGCGTTCGAGGTTGCTATCCTTGTGTCGTTTGAGTTACGGTGATATTTGGGTGGATGCGGTTAGGGGTCACAGGGTGGGTGTTCTGGATGCTACTAAATTGGAGGATGTGCAACGGATTATGGGTGGGGAAAAAGGCGCGGTTGGTATTGAATGACCCGCCCTATAATTTGGTGGTTGGTAATGCTAAAAGTGCGTATCTTTTCAAGGTTGATATTGGGGCTTATTTAGAATTTTCACGGGGGTGGATCCAAAATGCTGTTTATGTCATGGATGCTGATTCGCATTTGTATATATGGGTGGGTGCAGATTACAGGGATGGTTTTCAGCCCCTTCCTGACTTAATGATTTTATTGCGTGAGTTTAAGGAGTTGAAGCCGCGGAATTTTATCACGATGCGTAATCAGCGTGGTTATGGGACGCGGCGGAATTGGATGTGGGTAAGACAGGAACTTCTTTATTATGTTAAGGGTAATCCGGAGTTCTATGTGGATGCGGAATATACTGAAATTCCGAAGATAGTCAGGGGTTATTATAAGAAAGTAGGAGGTGAGGTTAAGGAGAATTTAGTGCGGAGCAGGTCTAAATTTATAAGAGCGGGGAATGTCTGGGTTGATATACAGCAGGTTTTTTACAGGATGGAGGAGAATGTTCCGGGGTGTTATGCGCAGAAGCCGTTGAAGGCGATTGAACGTATAATTCGTTCTGCCACGAAGGAAGGTGAGTTGGTGGTAGATTTTTTTGCACACTCTGGTACGACGTTGATCGCTGGAGAAAGACTGAAGAGGGTGGTATATACTTTTGATATTGATCCTGTATTTGCTGAAATAACGATAAGGAGATTGGAGCGTTATAGAAGCACAGGGAAAACGGGCTGGCAGTGGGAGAGTCCCTTTCCTGAGTTAGGTAGTGCTTTTTTAGTTGGATTGGGTGTTTGGGCTTGATTTTTGGAAAATGCTGGTTTAGGATTTGATTTGTAGATTGATTGCAGATGCGGGCGATGAAGGTGGCATTGGATATAGGTCATTTGTATAAGAGGAGCAATCCGGGTGATAAGGGAGCATTGTATGAAGGAATTTATGAGGCTGATTTTGTATTTAATTATGTGAGGAAAGCGTATCAATTACTGGAGGGTGAAAACGGTATTGAAGTTTATATGTCTGATCCCTTGAAGGGTATTCTGGTTGGTGATTATTGGGAAAGAAGGAGGTGGGTGAATGAGCGGTTTGGTGAGACTGATTTGTATCTTCAATGTCACTTGAATAGTGGGAATGGTAATTATGCTTTAGTGATGTGTGTATTGGGTTTTGATTATGATGAGAAGGTTAATAGGGTTAGGCCAGTTGTTCCAGATGAGCTGGTTGAGATTGAAAGAATGTATGGTCAGGTTTTAGCGATGAATACGCAGAAGTTTTTAGGGCTTCAGGTTAGGGATTTTGATGAAGCGAAGGATTTTGTCTGGAGTTTGAAGAGGGGAGAAAGAGGGTATGATATAGTTAAGCAGTTCAAGTGTCCCGCATTTGTCTATGAGCCCTGTTTTATAGATAACACATATCATTTTGAGAATTTGAAAAGTGGGGTGTGGGTAGAGGCTATAGCGAAGGCTATTTGGAGGTCATGTATTGAAATCAGGGATAGGATTAGTTATAATGGGTGAAGGATTAAGGAATTTAAATAAGGAGGTGCTGTTATGCGTAGATATGGGATGACTTTGGAGGAGTTTGTGGAGGAGATGATAGCGATGGGGAGGGAGTTGGTTAATATGGGTTATAAGAGGGTGGATGAGTTGAGGCAGTTTTATGGTAAGGTAGATGAATTGAGCAGGTTGCTTGATGAGGCGCATATTGGTGGTGAGTTGTCGACGCGTGAATATAGAAATTTAAATGAAAGGCTCACGATGATAATGGATATGGTGAAGGATGCGTCCAGTATAGGTAAGCGTGCTGTGGATGCGTTGAATAAATTTTTAATGGATGTAGGCGGTTTGTTAAAAAAGTAGGTTTAGTGAGAAGATTAAAGAATTTTAATAAGGAGGTGTAGCATGAACGGTGATTTTTTAAGGGACATCGTAAGGAAGTTCAGGGCAGTAGAAGGGCGGTTTGAAAGACATCTACTCGGCATAGTTGACCAGTTTCTGGAGGAGTTAGAGAGAATGCGTGGTGCAGTGGCTGATGCAGTGCGGAGGGGTGAAATCTCGCGGGATATACGGGAAGATATTTTAGCGACGGTTGATGCGATTGTTGCTAAGGTAGAAGGTACGGATTCAATTGTCGGTAAGGTTGGGGAAATAAAGAGGTTGATAGAGGAGTTGAAAGATTATATTGAAGAACGTTATGGCGATTAGGGCGGTAACATCGTTTTGTGGTCGTCTGGTCTCTGTGGAGGCAGATGCGGTTTGGTAGTTGGAATTCGATTTAGTATTTTATTTTGGAGTGTATGATGGGGCGTTTTGATAAGTTGCGTTTTTTGCTTCAGCAGGCGGGTTTGCTGGATGTGAATAAGTGTTTGCTGGATGTTGATTTATCAAAGTCGTTGAAGTTGCTCGAGTTGAGTGGTAGTTTGCACTCTTTGTCTGATGATGATTTGCGGGCTTTATATGATTTGGTTGAAGAGGAGATTAGGGATAGGAGGGCGGGTTTGTATCGGCTTTTGGGTTTGTTGAAGGATGAAATGGCGCGTAGGGGTCTGACATGATTGAACAGCTTTTGAAGATATTTGAGTTTGGTGACCGCTGGTATGTGGATTCGATGAATGGTGATGATGCTAATGATGGTAGGAGTTGGGCTACTGCGAAGCGGACTATACAGAGTGCGATTGATGTGGCGCAGAGTGGTGATACGATTTTGATAAGGGGTAGTTTTGATGAGGATATAACGATTTCGTATAAGCAGTTGCGTATCGTGGGTGTGGGTAGTTCGAGCATTAACGGGACATCGGATTTGTCAAGACCGATCATAACGGTTGATGGTGGTACTGTGGTTTGTGTTGGTATTAGTTTGGGTGTGGTGGTTAATGCTGATTGTACTTGTATTTTGCTGGATGATATTAATCCGGTTGAGAGGGGTGATAAGATAGTAGAGGTTTTTGGTGCGGTTGATTCTTTGGGGGTTGGCAATTGGATTGGTGATCCCTGGAATGCTGAGGAGTTAACCTCAACGAAGTTAATTGAGAAGTATTCTGCGTCTGTGGCGGTTAAGCCTTCGCCGGGAGATACGACGCTGGTAGTAAATGGTAATATAGCGGTTGAGCCGTGGTTATCGGTGAGGAAGTTTATGCAGCAGGGTCATGCTTTTTTCCCGATTTATATTACGCGGAGCTATGAGGGAATAACTTATGATGAGGGTAATGATGTTTCAATTATTTCGGGTATTGATCCACCTTTTACGGCTGATACTTTGCCGGGAGATTGGCCGAAGAATAATATTTATTTGTGTGCGATAAGGGTGCATCCTGATAGTTTTGTGGGTTTTCATGCGAGGGGTGAGCAGATAGTTCCTGACAGGCGGAATTTGAAGCATTTGATATCTTCGCAGGGTTTAACGCTTTTGAGTGCGATTTTTGTGAGTTGTATGATTCGTGCGTATATAAGTCCTTATATGCAGATTCCTGTTCCTGTGTCGAATTTGATTTTTGATAGTTGTTGGTTTTGGGGTTTGCAGGATATAGGGCGTTATCTTTTTAATTTTCTTTGTATACCATTTGGTTCATTTGCGGTGCGTGATAGTGTTTTTTTGGTAACGGAGGGTTCGGGTATTGCGAAGATAACGGGCTTGTCGGAGGATTTTTTGCGTATGATTGGTGCGCCTTTTACGAAGGATTTTAGGGATTTGCTGGGTGTGGGAGGGTTTTTCCATAATATAATTGCTAACATATCGTTTGGTAACTTTGATGCGCCTGTGATAAGGGATTGGGTGAGTTCGAAGGTTCCCATATCGAAGCTTGTGATTGGGCGGGAGGTGTTGTCGGTTGATATGAATACTGGTGAGATTGTTATAGGACCGCTTGAGCTTGCATTGCCGTTTGCTGAGAATTTGTGGGTAAATGCGTATTATGCGGGCTTGAATTACAGGAATGTTGAGGTTGTGCGTGATGTGGATAGGTGTCCGGCTGGTGATGTTTTGCGTTCGTATAAGGATAAGGCGGCGCTTGGTAATGTTGCTGCGATTGAGGAGTCGTTGGTGTATGATGTGAGTGCTGTGTTGCAGGGTCTGGTTGCAAAAAAGAGGCTGGAGATTATAAAATGATCAAGAATGGTTTTAAGGAGGTGATAAGATGTTAAGGCGTGGGCAGAAGAATTTGGAGGAGTTGCATGATTTGTTGTTTGATTCTATATTGGAGATGATTGATGTGTCGAAGCAGATTCAAGCTGATGCGGAGGAGGTTCGGACTTTGTTTGAGGAGTGTGATGCGATTGCGGAGGATGCGTATAGGAGTGGTGCTTTGACCCGTTCGGAGAGGGACGAGTTATCGTTTTTCCTTCCGTTTTTGCATGCTGGTGATGTGGCGCGTGAGGGTGGGCAGTTGAACAGGAGTGTTAAGGATGTTTTGCGTAAATTGAATGTTTATATGGAGCGGCTTAAAAGGAGGTGATGGGATGTTGAAAAAGGTTGGTGCTGATGTAGGTCGGGACCTGCGTGAAAAGTTGGATAAACGGGTTTTGCGTGCCGAGGAACTTGTTAAGCGGATAGTTGCGAATGTTAAGCGGTTTGCTCGTATTGTGGATGAGTATGTTGCTTTGGTGGAGGATGCGGGTGCTCGTGGGCTTATAAATCCGGATGATGAGCATTATTTGGGTTCGGCGTTGCTGGTGTATGCGTTGAGGCATTATAGGGAGCTGGAGTGGTTGAGCAGGGAATTGCGTGGTGATGTGGAGCGGGCGAAGGCTAAGTTAGCGGGATTCTTTGCAGGTAGAGGGTAGAATTTGCCAGGAATCGGGTTGTGGAGTTATTTGCGGGTTGGATTGAGGAAGTGATGGAAGAAATTTGAGTTAATGGGAATCTGGAGGTCAGGTTGCGTGGGGTTTGGCTCGGGAGTTTAATTGGTTTATGTTTGTGGTTGTTGTTTTTTGTTTTGTTTCTGCGGTTTTGTGATGTGTGTTGTAGGGGGCATGATAAGTTAGTTTCTGTGCGGGTGAGTCTGGATGATATTTTGGTGTCGGATGTAGATGATTTTTTGGATGAGCGTTTGGTTTTGTTGCGGAGTGAGCGTGCGCGTGAGGGTGTGGTTGTATGTGGGAAGTGGCTTGCTGGATATGTTGAGGACCCGATAGGTTTTGTTCTGAGTATTGCCTGTGTCGAGAGTGATTTGGGGCGTTTGCGTGATGGTCGTGATGGTGAGATAGGGTTGATGCAGTTGAGTCCGTATTGGTTGGATCGTTATGGTTTCTTACGGGAGGAGCTTGCGGATGATATGGTTAATGTGTGTTTTGCGGTGGATTTGTTGAGGGAATATTTTGAGCGGTATGGTGATGTTTTTATGGTGCTGCGGGCATATAATAGGGGTGAGGTCAGGATGTGGAGTGGTCAAAATGAATTGTATCTGAGGAGGTTTTTCGAATGTGCCGAAAGGGTTGGCTGGCAGAGGAGGGTTGAATAGTGTTCGGAATTGATTTATTATTAGGTTAAATAAGGAGGTGCTGATGTCTTTGAGAAGGAAAGGTGGGTTGACCATGCGTGAGAGCGTTAAGTTACTTGAGGAGGCGGCGTGTGCTATTGAGGATGTGGTTGATTTGATAGAGAAGGCGTTGAGGGGAACGCCGCTGTATGATGATGCGAAGCGGTATTTGATTTCACGTCTGGAGAAGTTGGTGCGCTTGGCTGGTGCTGAGTCCTGGTTGAGCAGAGGATATTATACGATAGAGAGGATGATAAGGGTTTTTTGGAGGAGTTTGCGGAATAGTTGGTCGTTTATTATAGGAATTTGAGTGGTGGCTGGAATGCGGGTGTTGAAGAACTTTTTTTGGCGGTTGATTGGTGCGCTGGATGATTATTTGTCATTGAAGGTTCAGTTTTGCGTCGCCTGGATGGTTCTGGTGGTTTTATCTGGCTTCAAAACCGTAGTTGTGGTGATTGCAGCGATTTTTGGTATTCTTGCCCTTTATATCAGGGAAATTCAAAAACCTGATTCAAATTTAACGAGGATAATAATTGCGTGGTTGACAAAGCAGAATTTTCTTTCTGGCACAGATGTGCCAAAGAAGAATGAGGAGTAATTGGTGTTGTTAAAAATTAAAAAATACTGGTATGTCATCGTTGCGGTTTTGGTTATAGCAGTTTTTATTGTATTGAGGGTCGGCGTTGATAAGCAGAAACTTTTTTCAATTATCCAGAAAATTTTGAAAAAGCGGGATGAGATTGATAAGGAAATTAAGGTTCGTGAGGAGTTAAAAGAGAAGAATATCAAAAAGATTGATGCGGAATATGAAAAGAGGAAGACGGAGATTGAGAAGAGAGTTGAGAAGGAATTTCAGGAAGCGAAGGAGAGAGGATTGCTTGATGAACTGGCAATACGATTATTTGGTAATAAAAATAATAAATAGGAGGTGTTGAAGTGGCGTATTTAAGATTTGAGGAAGCCGATATTGAATATGTAGCAAGGAAATTGAAGATGGATGAAAGGGATGTTGAAAATCTGCTGGACAGCATGGAAGAATTTTCTACATATCAGGATATAGATGAAGTGCTTGAAATATTGGTATCACCACCGACAAAATGGGAGGATTTTGTTGAAGAACTGGATCTTTATGATTGGACGATAGCGGGATGGGCAGAAGAGGAGTTAAGAAGAAAGTCGGTGTATTATAAAGAAGAAGAGATAGTTGTGATAAGATACACGCCAAGCGAAATAGCGGATTGGAAGGGTGTGCATTGGATTGGTGATGTTCCTGATGGGGTAATTTATTATTGGGAAACTGTGTTTGTCAAGTTAGATGAAATAGGTGATTTGTATGTAGTGTTTAGTTACGATGAGAAGCGGGATGAATATAGTTCTGTGTGGTGGACAGCGAGTAAGGAAGAGGCGATACGAAGGGCTAAAATAATAGAAAAAGAGGAGAGTAAGAAGGCGAGGGTAGATTTAAAAGTGGTAGAGGAGGCTTTAGATACATTGTGGGTTATTTTTACCGATATAGGTCAGAGAGAAGGTTATATAAAACGGAAGGATGGAATAAAGGGTGGATGGGAATTTACGAGAGAGTTGACGGCGGATGAAATGAATAGTTGGGAGGAAAGAGCATGGTGGGAATTCACAAGTAAATTTGGGTGGTTTTATAAGTTGAATGCTGAAGAGGAAGAAAAGTTGTGGGAATTGTTTATGGAAAGAATAGCTGATGAGATTGAAATTTAGTGAAGTTAAAGAGGCGTTGAAAAGGAACTTTAGGATTAGAAATCTTTTTGGTTGGATACTCATTTTTTGTTTGATGCGGGGGCATTTTGTTTTTGCGGGTGATGAAACCTCGGGTATAATCCCTGTTAAGAAAGGTCAGTCGTTGATTGTTCCGTGGGAGGGGCGACTGGTCAGGCAGGATATCTACGAAAATATGGTGAAATGTGGGCTTGAATTACAAGCTGAAAAGGAGAAGTGTAAACTTGATTTAGAGAAATCCGAGAAGATTTGTGAAGAAGAATTGAAGACGAAAGATGACATTTGTAATTTGAGGGTGGACGCCGTGAAATATGAGAGGGATTTACTCTTGAAATACACTTCTAAAAGGTGGTATGAAAACTGGTTCATACAATTGATTTTTATGGGAGCGTTGACGATAGGTATTGTTTGGGGCGTTTCTTATGCTTATAGATAATTTAACAATTAAAAAGGAGATGTTGAAATGGCAAAGATATATGTCAAAAAGATGGATGAGTTAGTAGGCGAGGCGTTGTTTGAGGTGGATAATGTGTCCACCTTGGTGGAAAAAATGGAAGAAGAGACAAGAGAAGCCGGTGAGGTTTATGGCGTATTACCGCCGTGGGAAAGGAATGAAATTATGGAAAATATTAGAAGAGCGAAGAGATTGACGACGGAGTTATATGATACGATTAAGAGGATAACTCCTCATCTTACAAGCATTTTGAAACGAACGCTATGAAATTTGATGTGAGTAACAAAATATACTATAATATGAAACAGGAGGTGTAAAATGAAAGGTGTAGTAGATTATTACGATGACAGAGAAGGTAAGGTTAAGGCAATGAAGATAGAGCTGAAGTTTGGGAGTTGGTGGGATGAGGACACAGGTTGGTTAAGATGAGGCAGTTTGAAATTTGGGACAAAAAGTGTTATATTGAAATAGGAGGTTAAAGATGACGACCGAGACGATAGTGCAGATTATTGTAACAGCAATTCTTTCAGTTATTTTGATAGGTTTGTTAGGTTATTTTTTTAGGCGGATAAACGGGATTTTAGAGAGGAAGATAAATGTGCTTGAGAAGACGATTGAGAAGTTGAGTGAATCGGTTGCGAAGATGGAGAGTGACATAAAGTTGCTTTTCTTCAGTGTGCGGACGATTGACAAACTTTCGGAAACAATTGATGATATTAAGGATAGGGTATCAAGGTTGGAGGGTAGGTATGAGAAAAAGTGATGGTGAGTCAAGAGAAAGGATACAGCCTCAGACGGATGAGGAGATAATTGCGGTGCTTGAGGCGGAGGCGAACAGGTTGATTGAGGAGAATGAAGATATGACGGATACGAAGGTTCAGTTTGTCAGGAAGCATGTGAAGATGTTGAAGGATGCGATAGAGATTAAGCAGGCGATTGAGCGGATTGAGAAGAAGTTAGAGGAGAAGGATCGTATTAAGGTTCGGAAGTAGGGGCAGGTTATTGGTGAGATGAGGCGGTTGTATCGTGGCGAGATAGGGGATGCTATTAAGCGTTTAGGTCAGTTGGTTGAATATGTGGCGGATGATGTGGATTTGGTTCGTGATTTTTCGCATTGTTTAGAGGAGGTTATTAGGTGTTTGGAGGGTAAGGTTCTTCCTCGTATCAAGTTTGGGGATAGTGTGATAGAGGAGATGGGTGGTAATCCTCGTCGGTTTGCGCGGCATTTTATGGAATTTTGGTGGAGTGCGGTTGTGGTTCTTTTTTGTTTGATGGGTCTGAGGCGGTCGATATCTTCGGAGCGTGCGTTGGGTGAGTTCAGGCGGTTGTGGCGTCGGTGGAAGTTATTTATGGATGATGTTGGTGAGCGTTTCAGGTGGAGTGTGGGGTTGTATTGGGGGAAAGAGCGGATTAGGGCGAGGACGCTGGGTGAGTTTATAGACAGGTATCCCTTTAAGCATTTGTGGAAGGATGAGTGGGGGAGGGGTTCGGGTTGTGTGATATGTGCTTATGAGTTTGTTCCGAAGGAGAGGGTTTTTCCCTTGCTTGATTTTACGACATATATGGAGATGCTGAATTCTTTGCGTAATGGAGGGGGATTTGAATCTTAGGCGTTTAGTGTTTGATGTTTATGTTCTTGAGTATATAAGGCGATTTGATAAAAAGGCGGACTATTTATTTAGGGAGAAGTTATGGGAGCTTGTGGATGTGGTTTTGCGTATGGTTGTGGATGCGGTTTTAGAGGAGGCGCGGTATTTGTTGGATGCGCCTGGTGTGCGTGGTAAGGCGGCGCTAAAATCTGATTTGAACAGGCTTTTTGAGTTAGAGGAGGTTGATAGGTTAGATGAATTTTTTGCGCTGGCTAAGGATGTTGCGAGGCGTGCTCGTGAGGCGGGAATGCTTTATTTTTCGCATGGCTGGGAGGGGGTGGTTGACAAGGCGTTAGAGCTTTTGCGGACGAGTGATTCGTCTACGGCTATGATTTTGGTGGATCAGATTAAGGATATAGCGCATCTGACGGGTATGGTTTTGCCTGAATTGTCGAGGGTAGTGAAGGAGATGGAGGGTAAGCGGATAGGTGAGATTGTGAGGGATTGCTCGGATGAGGTCAAACGCATTTATGATAAATTGCGATTGGTTTTTCCGGAGGTTCGTGTAGCGCAGTTGAGGATTGAGAAACCTTCTGATTTTGGTAGGGAGGAGGAGCGGGTGATACCTGGTGTTAAGCCTATGAGGTTGGTGGATATTAAGAAGTGTATAATGGAGGTTACGAGTTGTTTAGATAGTTTGCTGCCGGCTTCGAGATTTGAATTAAGCAGGAGTGAGGATGAGGGTGGTAATCCTACGGAGTTTGCGGGTATATTTACGCATTTTTGGTATTGTTGTAATGCGGTTTTGACTTTGTTTGAGGAAATAAGTTTCAAGCCTGGGATGTTGAGTGCGGTTGATGCAGGTGCGTTTCGTGATGCGGTTGTGCGTTACTGGGAACATTTTTTGGAGGAGCGAATAAGGAATTTTGATTCGAAGATTAGGGTTTTGTGGGCGCGGTGGCAGGTAGATGGTAGGAGGATTACGGATTTTGCGAGTTTTTTGAGGAATTATCCGTATAGTCATTTGTGGGATTGGGTTAAGGCGGCTGCTGAGTCGCGGTGTTGTGATTGTGTGAAGGAGATGTTGCGTGTGCCTGTGAGGCGTGATATGGATTTGGATCGTTATAGGGACAGGTTAAGGAGGGTTTTTGCGGTTTTAACGGTGCTTAAGAAGGGTCCGCGTGTGGTAGGTGAGGTTTTGCAGCGGTTGGCGTTTGTTGAGTTCGCTTTAGGTTCAGGTTATGTTGAGGCGGACTAAGAAGTTTTTGAATGAGGTTTTGGTTCCTCTGGAGGAGGGTGATAGGGGTTTATTTGTGATCCAGCATCATTGGGCTACGCAGGAGCATTGGGATTTGCGGTTGGAGTGGCCTGTTGCTGAGGGTGTTGATATTAATGAGGTTTTGGTGAAGGAGTGGGAGGGGAAGGCGGTTGATGAGGGTGATGTATTGACGAGGGTGAAGCGTAGGGTTTTGCGTAGTTGGGCGATACCGAAGCATCGTTTGCCGAGGAGGGTTGGTGAGCGGTTGATGATGTCTGAGACTGAGTTGCATCCCTGGGAGTATAAGGATTTTGAGGGTGAGATACCTGAGGGTAAGTATGGTGCGGGTGTTGTTGAGATATATGATTCTGGGGAGTATGAGGTGCTTGATTATAAGCCTGATGAGGATCGTTTGGTTGTTTATTTGAGGGGTGACAGGATTGATGATGTATTTGCGTTTGTGCCCGCGTTTAGGGGGGAGGGGAAAGGGAATCAGTGGTTGGTGATAAAGGTTGATAAGCGTAAGTGGCTTAGTAGGGAGGCTTCGGTGGTTGTGGCGGTGCATGGTTTGGCTGGTAGTTTGTTGCGTCGTGCGATACGTAAGGATTGGACGAGGGAGGGTCTTGAAGAGTTATCGGATAAGGAGTTGCAGATGGATCATTTTTTGTGTCATGTTGGTGTGCGTGCGATTAGGGAGGGTTCTGGTTTTGGTGATTGGACGATAAAGGAGCTGAAGGAATTGCATGATGCGCTGGTGGAGGAGGCTGCGAGGAGGGAGTTGGATTGGGGTTTAGAACATGAAACACCTTTAGAGTAGGAATATGCGTGGAATTTATTTAGTTAAGCCGCATGGGACGTGGTTGATGGAAGGTTATAAGACGCATGTTATTAAGAAGAAGTATTTTCCTAATATGGTTGGGGTACCACTTGTTTTGGTTGAGGGAGACAAGGCGTTGGGTGTTATAATTCTTGAGGAGCCTGAGGAGATTGAGGGTTGGGAGGGGTTTAGGCGTACGCGGGAGTTGCACAGGGTATCGGATGAGGAGGCGGTGAGGTGGTGGGGTGATTTTGATGTGTTGTATTTGTATCCTGTTAGGCGTGTGTTGCGGTATAAGGAGCCGAGGTCGGTTGAGGTGCCTGTGGGTGTTCAGACTTTTATAAGGGATGTGGTTTTCAAGGAATCTGGTGGTTATTGTTATCCGTCGTGGTTTGAGCGTATTGGTGATTCTGGTGCTGATGCTGTGGAGGAGGTGCGTAGGGTGATAAAGGAGGTGATGGATTATGGTGAGTGGGAGAAGTATTTTGAGCGGTTGAGGAGTGTTATTGAGAGAGGTAAGCGGTTGAGGAGTGAGGCGGAGGTGTATTCTTTGATGGATTTGTATAATGATTATGAGGGTGAGGGGCTTGTGTGTGTTGATGTAGATGGGACGATTTTTAAAAGAGCGGAATTTCCTTATGTGGGTGAGTTGATGGAGGGTGCGCGTGAGGCGTTGAGTGAGTTGCGCAGGAGGGGTTATAAGATAGTGATTTGGAGTGGGCGGAATAGTTCGTTGGTGAATACGCCTTTGTTGCGGAGTATATCTTTGAATCTGGTGAAGGTTGCGTTGGATGTGAATGGTGTTGAGTATGATGCGATTGATTATGGTGAGGCTGGAAAGATACCTTGTGAGATTTATATTGATGACAGGGCGATTGGTTTTAGGGGAGATTGGCGTGCGGTTTTGGAAGAGGTTGAGAGGCTTGAAAAGCTGTCAATATGATGGTAGAATTTGGTGAAATGAGATTTGGAAAATTTTAGGAGGTTTTGAGATGAGGGTAATAAACAGGTCGCCTATGGTTTTGATGGTTGTGAGTAAGGGTGTTACGGTGGCGGTGTATCCCGGTCAGGAGATTGAGATAGATATGCCGCACCCGCATAATCAGCGATTGCTTCAGGGTGGGTTGATCAGGGAGGTGGTGCGTGTATCTGATGTTCCGGTGAGTGTGGAGAAGGGGAAGGAGGTGGGTAGTGATGGGGCAGGTGGATGGGTTAGTGAGAAGGGGGTTTCGGTTGAGGTGAAGGAAGAAGCGGGTGAGGTTAAGGAGGAGGCAGTTGAAGTTGGGGTGAGTGAGCCGAGAAAGCGGAGAAGGAAGCGAGGATGATGGTCTAATCTATGCTCTATTAAGATTAAGTGGCTCTGAATTTTGACCGTACACACCTTTATAAACTGGAATTTATGATCTCGCACGTTTGGAGATGGAGATATAGATTGAGTACACTCGTGGTTGGTGTTGAAGAGGTTTGTTTGTTAGAGCAGGGTGGTTGATGCGTAGTCCGTTGATGATAGTGGGAGGGAAGCGGTATTTAGCGGAGGAGATAGTTTCGTTGATGCCTTCGCATGAGGTGTATGTGGATGTGTTTGGGGGTGGAGGGCAGGTTTTGTTTGTGAAGGTGCCTTCGCCGATAGAGGTCTATAATGATATAGATTTTGAATTGGTTAATTTTTTTAGGGTTTTGCGTGATCCGGTGAAGTTTGAGGAGTTTTATAGGCAGGTGAGTTTGATACCTTATTCGAGGGCTGAGTTTGAGTTTTATAAGGGTTTGGAGCCGCGGGATGATGTTGAGCGTGCGGTGCGGACGTTTGTTTTGATGGCGCAGAGTTTTGATGGTAGGAAGGTGTCGTGGGGTTATAGTTTGAGTTCTGATGTGCGGTTATCGCGGCGTTATTTTAACAGGATAAAGGAGTTGCCGTTGATTCATGCGCGTTTGCAGAATGTTTTTATAGAGAATGATGATTTTAGGAGGGTTATTGAGCGTTATGATTCGGAGAGGACTTTGTTTTATATGGATCCGCCTTATGTTGAGGAGAGGAGGTGTTCGAAGAGGGTTTATGAGTTTGAGATGAGTTTGGATGATCATCGTGATTTGGTTGATATGCTTTTGAGGATTAGGGGTATGGTGATTTTATCATGTTATTATCATGATGTTTATGGGCCTTTGGTTGAGGCTGGTTGGGAGCGTCGTGATTATGAGGTTTTTTGTTGGTCGGTGGCGAAGACTCGTAGGACGGGGATAAGGGGTGAAGGTGCGTTAGCGGGGCATAAGCGTGTGGAGACGGTGTTGATGAAGTTGAATGGTAGGGGGAAGCAGTTGAGTTTGTGGGGTTGAGGTGGTAGAATTTGGTTAGAGGTTAGTTGTGGATGAAGAGGTGTTTGGCCAGTCAGGTTGATGCGGTGCGAGACAGGCTTGCGCCTGATATTTGGTATTGGGATGGTAGGGGGTATGTGTTGCGTCGTGAGATTTATGAGCAGATATTGTGGTTATTGGAGGATATGTTTGCGCAGTTTGGTGGTTGGAGGGGTTTGGTGAGGCGAGTTTGTGTGGTGGGTAGTTTGACGACTTTGCAGTATCATGAGTATACGGATTTTGATTTGAATATAGAGGTTGATAAGCGTGAGTTTGCGCGCAGGTTTGGTTTGGAGTGTGGTGGTGATTTGTATGGGTGTATGATGAGGCGGTTGTATGGTTGGTTGGAGGGTGTGCCTGTGGAGGGGACGTTAAGGACGTTTAGTTTGCATGTTTATTTTTATCCGTTTATTTTGGCGAGTGATAATATATATGTGGTTGATTTAGGTGGTAGGGGAGGAGGGTATTGGAAGAAGGGGATGAATTTGGTGCCGTGGTGGTTTGATCCTGATAAGGCGTTTAGGGTGATAAAGTTGCGTGTGGATGCGTTGAAGCGTGTGTTTAGTAGTTTATTGGGTGCTGGATGCAGGGATAGTAGGGTGGTTGCTTATTTTAAGGCGTTGGAGTGGTTTTTTAAGGAGTGGAGGCATAGGCGGTTTGTGTTGGCGAATCGTGGGAGGGGTCATTATTTAGCGTATAGGTTTAGTTCGGATTGGGATAGTGGTAATATAGCGGTGAAGTATTTGGGTGAGTGGGCGAAGCCATATAAGTTGTTGATTAAGAAGGGATAAGGCGATGCGTTTCAGGAAGGGTGAGAATGTTTCGTTATATGTTTATGGTGATAGTGGGTTGGGATTGGTTGGGAATGTTTTGTATCCTGATGGGGTTTGGCGTATGGGTTTGAGTTTGGTTGAGTTGGTTGGTTTCTGGAGGGGTGTGTATAAGCTGGATTTGGGTGTTTTAGATGTGGTTGGGTTGTATCTTGTTGAGGTTTTGGGTGGGGGTTATGATTTGCGGTTTGGTTTTGTGGTGGAGGATTGATGTTAGATGGAGCGGTATAGTTTGGGAAGTATGGTTTATATTTTAGTGACGCCTCTGGATGAGCAGGGAAATTATGTGAGTGGTGTTGGTGTTTTGATGGATATTTTGCGTCCGGATGGTGAGGTTGTGCGGAATATACCGTTGGTGGAATCAGGGTTGAGTGGTGTTTATTATGCGGTGTATGGTGATACGGATATTTTAGGGGATTATTTGTATGTGGTGTATGCGGTGGATTTTGAGCCTGCGTGTGGTTTATTCAGGGTAGTTTCAGGGGAGGTTGTATCGGGATACAGGGTTCATATTCGTGCGGTTGATGATGCGGGAAATGGTGTAAGTGGTGTGCTTGTTGGTATTTATAGTGGTGCTGGTGGTGTGGATCTGGTTTTGATGCGTGTGACTGGTGTGGATGGTTCGGTGGATGTCCAGCTGCCGCAAGGTGAGTATGTTTTAAGGGCCTGGCATGATGGTATGTTTTTTGAGGATGTGGTGGTGCGGGTCAATAGTGATATGACTGTGTTGATGTCTGGTATATATGTTGATGTGGGTATGCCGCAGGATGCGCGGTTGATTCGTATATATGGTTTTTTAGCGGATCTCGGATTGAGTCTGGATAGGGTGCATAAGGCGGAGGTTTTATTTACGCTTGCGGATGTGCCGCAGTTTGTTGATAATACCTTGTTGTTGCGGTTTCCGGTTCGTGCGGTTATAGACAGGCGGACGGGTTTTTTTTATGCGGATGTTGTGCGTGGTATTCGTGTTATAGTTGCGTGTCCTGATGCGCAGTTTTATCGGTTGATAAGGGTTCCGGATACTGGTTTCGCTGTTAGGTTGCGGGATTTGTTGTGATGAAGGCGTTTGATGAGTTTATAAGGGATATTTTGCGTGGGGGTCTGGTTGAGGTGGAAGGTGCTGGTGATGATGGTGATGGTGGTGATGTTATGCGTTCGGTGGTGGATGGTGTGCGTGTATTTGTTGAGTGGTTGCGTTCGTTGAGTGATGATGATTTGATGAGGGTGGTTGATGCGATAAGTTCTTTGATTGAGATGGGTTTGCTTGATACGTTGTTGCGTGATACGGTGGAGTTCAGGGTATTTATGCTGGTGGCGAAGTTGGTGGTGCTTGAGGTTTGTGCACGTGTGGGGATAGTGCGGTATGGTTTTGAATCTGGTGAGTTGAGGGTGGATATGCTCGTTGAGTCAGATGCTTGATTAGATTGATTTTTTGTGTTAGTATGTGGTTAGCAGGAATTGGAGGTGTGAGTGATGGATGAGATAAGGAGCAAGAAGGAGGCGGCGAGTAGGCTTTCTAAGGAGATTGCGAGTATTTCGAAGAACATCTGGATTGCCCTTGCGAATTTGAGTTTTGTTGTGAACGATATTGAGGATAGGATAAGGCGTAATGAGTTTTTTTTGGGGTCTAAGGCGAATGAAGAGATATTGCGGCATGTGCGCAGGATGCATAGTTTTTATGATCGGCAACTTCGTCATGGGTATATTGGGGATTTGTTATGGTATGAGCTGGTTAAGGTTTTGGAAAAGGAATTGGGTGTGAGGCTTTGATGGTTGTGGATTTTTGGTTGATGTGGTTGAATGGATTGGTTGGTGCGGATGGTTGATATGTTTGGTGATGGATAGAGATGGGTGTGTATACATATAAGTTTAAGAAGTTTATAGCAGAGTTGCTTGAGGGTCCGGTGAAAAGGCATTTTACGGAGGTTTATGCGTTGCTGGATGATATTGAGGAATTGTTGAATATTGCTTATGAGGACGAGGGGATTTTGGGTCCGGGTTATGAGCAGGTGAGGCGGGTGTTTGATGAGATGAAGGGGCGGATTTTTGAGTATGAGGAGATGTTTCAGGAGTTGATGGATCTGGCTGAGTCTTTGGAGGAGGAGGCGGAGAGGAAGGAGCGTGAGTGGTTGAAGAGGAAGGAGGAGATGAGGAAGTTGAAGGAGGGTAAATAATAGGGGAGGCGCGCGATGACGTGGAGAGATTTTGTGAGTAAGGTTGTGCAGATTATAGATAAGGAGCTTGATTTATTGAAGCGTTTGAATAAGTGGAATACGGATATTGAGTTTGATGTGAGGGATGCGCTTAAGCAGGGTAGTGTGAGTAGGCGTGTGCATGATCGGATAGTGCTCGGGTTATGTGGTCCGAAGATTCAGGATGTTTGGGATATGATAAGGATTTTGGAGGATTTGCGTGATTATATATTGAGGCTTCCCCCGAGGAGGTGAAGAGATGAAGAGAGAGGATTTGGTTAAGCGTGTGGAGGAGAAGGTTGTTATAGAGGAGGAGGTGGTGGAAGAGCTGGAGAGTCTGGAAGATATGCTTGAGAAGGTGATTAATGATGCGTATAATTCGGGTCTGCTGACAGAGGGTGAGTATGAGGAAATAATGGAGATGATTGATGAAAAGAGGAGAGTTTTGTATGATATCAAGCGGAGAGTGGAAGGTTTAATAGATGTGGTGGATGAGTTGTAGTCATGTTTAAGCGTTATTCGGTGGTTGAGGTTCGTGGTGTGAAGCGGGTGAATGTGTTTTGCAGGAAGTGTGGTTTCATACATGATGCTTCGGTTGATTGTAAGCTTGAGAGTGTTAAGGTTCTGGAACCTGGAGGGATTAAGATTCGTCGGAATGGGATTAAGGATGATGAGGTTGAGGGGTGAATGATGTTTTTTAGGGTGGCATCTGTTCCGTTTAAGGTGATAGGAGGGTTTGATAAGTTCAGGCGTTATGCTGAGAGTTCTGAAGTAGCGGCTAATTTGATAGATACAGCGATTTTTGAGAAGTTGTCGCCTGTTTATAAGATCTCGCCTGATCCTAAGGATTATGGGTTTTTGTCGGCGTTGGCGGTTCGTGCGAATGTTCCGAATAATAATGGTGATGCGATATCGCGTGAGGAGCTTTTCAGGTATAGGCCGCACAGGGGGTGCAGGACATTTGAGACGTTTATAAACTCGCCATTGCATATAAATCATTTTAGTCAGGAGCCTTCGCTTGCGCGTGGTTTCATAATTGATGCGATTTATAATGACCGTGATGAGCCGTTTGAGTTTGTTGAGGTTGTTGTGGCTGTAGATAAGACGAAGGATCCTTATCTGGCGGATATGTTGTTGAGTGGTAAGATTAATAAGTTTTCGATGGGTTCGCTTGTGGAGGCGATAAAGTGTAGTTTGAGTAGTTGTGGTAAGGTGGCGCATAGTGAGGATGAGTTGTGTGACCATTTGAAGAGGCAGCGTATGCAGTATGTGAATGGGGAGCTTGTGTTTGGCTGGAATATAGGTGTTGATTATGAGGAGTTGAGTGTGGTTTCTAACCCTGCGGAGCGGTTTGCGACAACGCGTCATATATTTGGTGGGTTGCCTTCGCATTTGACGAGTTTTGTGCGGAGTTTACCTGCGCGGACTCGTGTGGGTTTGATGGAGCGGTATGCGGCTGCGCATTCTCGCAGGGGTTTGGTGGTATGGGCGGACTTGTTTGAGCTTGATGATGCGGATCGTGCGGAGATTGCCGATTTTTTGAGGGTTTATGCGGGTCGTATTCCAGAATCGGTTGTGAGGGCGTTGAAGAAGGTTTTGTCGGTGGTGGAGTGAGATTTTGCTCGATTTTTGGTTTCGATTTGACTTGGGTGGGTTTTTTGCATATAATTGAATTAAAGGATAAGAAGGTGGATGATGTTTGATTTAAACAAGAGGCTGGAGAATTTGAAGTTGCGTTATGCTAATGCAGACCCGGTGGGTAGGGATCTGTTGCGTGATATTATTTTGAATCTTGCTGCGATGAGTGGTCAGCTTGATTCGGTGAGGAAGTGGATGGAGGATGTGGATTTGCAGCGGGTTAGGGCGCAGGAGGAAGAGAAGAGTCCGCCTGTGGAGGAAGTCAAGCCTGAGCCTGCGCCTGAGAAGGAGCCTGAGGTGGAGCCTGCGGTTGTGCCTGTGGAGGAGAAGTCGCCTGTGGAGCCTGTTGAGGAGAAGCGAGAGGTTGAGCCTGAGAAGGAGGTGTCTACAGATACGAAGTTGCTTGAGATAAGGGATGCGCTTAAGGATGTTGTGAAGCGGTTGTCGGATTTGTGGGAGAAGGTGGAGGATATAGAGGATGCGGTTGCGCAGCATAAGCGTTTGATAGAGCGGATGATGGGTTCGCCTGAAGAGTTTTTGAAGAAGAAGAAGGAGCTGGAGGAGAAGGATGTGATAACTCCGCAGGAGTTTGGATTAAGATTTTATTCAGATGAGAAGAATGGTCCGGGGAATTATAAATTTCGTATAAGGAGGAAAGCAATGGCGGAGAATAAAGAGGAGAAAAAAGAGGAGATAAAGGAGGAGGAGAAGAAGGAGGAGGTGAAGGAGGGATCACTTGATCCTACGGCGAGGAGGAAGAGAAGGCTTGCGCTGTTGAGGAGTGCGCAGGGTGATGAGAAGCCCAGGACGCTGTCGGATTTTTACAAGGTGAAGGAGGATATTGAGAAGATGAAGAAGCTGCCGCAGATACCTGAAACGCCTTATGTTACGGAGGAGCAGTTGAGGTCAAGGTTTGAGCGTGAGAAGGAGAAGTATCCGCTGTGGTTGAAGAAGCTTGCGGCTGATTACGATGCTGACAGGAATGTGTGGTACATATTGCATGATGGCAAGCCCCTTTACGAAGTTTCCTATTCGAAGTCGTTAGCGCCTACGGTAGATGATTTTGCGAGCAGGACATTCGGGAAGCTTCTTCTGAAGGATTTTATCCAGCTTGGTGATGAGGAGTTCATCAGGAAGTATGGTGCGAATCCATGCCCCGGTGAGGGTGAGAAGGAGGAGAAGAAGGAGCCTAAGGAGGAGAAGAAGGAAGGGTTCGAGTTGAGGTTCATGCAGGGTTTAGGGCTCGTGAAGCAGATGCTGGATAAGAACCTGGTTGATAATCCCTTGAAGGCTGCGCTGTTTGAGGAGATGACGAGGAGGGGTGTGCAGGATCCGGTTTCGATAATTGAAACCGCATTCAGGCAGGCCGCGGGAAGGTTTTTTGATACGGTGGTAGCACTTGCGAGGAAGTATGCGGATTTAGATTCGAAGACATTTGCTGAGATTGAGGCTTTTGTGAAGGAAGCGCGTGTGCAGGAGATTCATGGTGAAGAGGATATGAGTTTTACGGAGAAGGTGGCTGCGCAGGAGTTGAGGAGAAGGGCTGCTGAAGGTTCAATTCCACTTCTGTCCGATTCGGTTCCTTACGATCCTTTGAGGGAAGCGATTCCGAAGCCACAGAATTGGCAGGCGGTGAGAAAAAATAAATAGGAGGTGACGAGCAATGATAGATACAAAAAGAAGTAGGGTAGAACAGAGGCCATTTTTCAAGGTAGATCCCACTGCGGTGTGGGAAGCGGGGCAGATAGCAACGCTAAAGAATATTGGAGGGGAGACGGTGGTTACATTGCTGACGGATCCTGTGAATGAGGTTCCGCTTGGTGTATTCTGGAGACCGAAGGCAATAACACTTACTGAGGCTGTTAAGGAGAGGGTCAAGTTAATTGGAACCGAGAATATTTCGCTTTCACACGCGAATATTGAGGATGCTTCAGAAATTGTGACTGATTTATCGGAGGCCACGAGGTATACAAGGGGAACGGATTATACGATTAACTATGTGAATGGGTTGGTTGCGAGGATTGCTACGGGTGGTATTGCTGATGGTCAGGAAGTTCTTGTGACTTACAGGTATAAGAAGACGGCACAGGAGATAGCGATGCAACCACAGAGGTTTGAGCGTGTTCCTGATGCGACCCTGGGTTCCGGAATGGTAACAGTGATAATGGGGCATGCGATTATCTATACTGACCAGTATGATACTTCACAGCAGTATTCGTTGAATGCGGCGTTGTATGTGAATGAGCAGGGCAGGTTCACTTCTGCGAATACCGGTAGCAGGGTTGTTGGAAAGGTTATAGCGGTGCCAACGGTGGGGTATCCACTGCTTGGTGTTGAATTAAGACCGACGATTATTTAAAAATAATGTATAAGGAGGTGTGAAAATGGGAAATCCTTATCTACCAAAAGATATTGAGGAGTTAATACCAAAAAGAAAACCGCAGGTAGGTTCGCAGACAGAACCTCAGGTTCAGTCTCAGCCTCAGGTTTCTGGGAAGAAGATTGACCCGCTTGAGGTTGAGCAGAAGCTGAGGTGGGTGGATGCGAGGACTGGTGAGGAGATTAATCCACCCGCGTTTGGTGGTTATACCAGGGCGGGAACTCCTCGGTATAGTGAAGGCAGGATGTTTACTGATAAGGGTGAGTTGAATGCGAGTGATAAGGCGGATGCATGGAGGAATATCCAGCACTTTTTCAACGTGTTGAGTTCTTCGAAGCCGATGTTGATACCGAGGGGGCAGACGCTTGAGCAGTATATGAGTGTTCTTGCGGAGTATCTGTCGGATCCAACTGGAGTTGGGTTTGCAAGGGTAGGTCAGGAGCTCCTCAATCCTATCAGAGAGGTTATAGATTATGAGGGTTGGGCACGAAAAATACTCACCGTGAGACCCGTTCATCGTGGTGAAGTAGTCAAATACGATAGGGATGTGTTTGTGCTTGCCTGGGTGATTGGAGAGGATGGTCAGACGCCTGAGAGTGCGGTTGGTGGTGAGCACTTCTATCCGCCTGAATTTGAGGTTACGGCACTTCCTACTCTGGAGCTGAGGAATATCTTTCAGGCACAGTATGATATAATTGCGAGGACACAGGACAGGGCCAGGCAGGCGATTGAGTATCAGGAGGATATGGCTTGTAAGAGACTTCTCGAGAGGGCAGCAACGACTGTGAATAAGGTGATTGGTTTTTCGGCACTTGATCTCAGTTCGATTGAGCAGTTGAGGCTCCAGGTTGAGAGACACAGGTTAATTGCTGATAAGATACTTATTAACAGGGCGGAGCTTTCGGATATAATCAATCTGATACCTCAGGTTGACCCTGTTACACAGAGGACATTGTTCATGCTCGGGTATGTTGGGCAGATTTACAATATGTCCATCATTGTGAGTGCTGGTGTGAATACATTTGAGGTTGTATTGCCTGGAGAGGTATATGTGGTGACATTGCCCGAGTATTTAGGTGGAATGCCTATAAGGGTTGAGTTAACGAGTCAGCCGGTCAATATGTTCTGGACTGGAAGGGCGGCACAGGGTTGGTTCTGGTATTCGTTGCTGTCGATGATAATAATCAATCCTGCGGGTGTAGCGAAGGGAATAAAAATTTAAGATAAGGTAGGAGGTGTTAAAATGAGAAGAGTATCAAGAGACGAGATAATAAGGGAGTTAGATGTATGTGCAGAGATGCTTGAGAAGGAGGGGTTGACTTCGTTTGCGAGGGATATAGACAAGATAACTGCGAGGATAGAGGATGGTGCGTCGTTGAATGATGTGAGTCATGATATACTGGATGTTCTGCAGAGGCTTGAGGATGTAGCGTATTGGCGTGCTGCTGAGGAAGAAAAGAAAGAGGAGGAGAAGGAAGAGAAGAAGGAGGCTTGGTTAAGGAGAAGGTATGCTGATGAGGATGAGGAGGAGAAGGAAGAGAAGAAGGAAGCATGGTTAAGGAGAAGGTATGCTGATGAGGATGAAGAGGAAGAGGAAAGAAAGGAAGCGAGGAGAAGGGCACTGAGGAGAGCGTTGTTGAGAAGAAGGTTTGCAGAGGAGGACGAAGAAGAGGAAGAGAGGAAGGAGGCTTGGTTGAGAAGAAGGTATGCTGGTGAGGATGAGGATGAAGAGGAAGAGGAAAGAAAGGAGGCGAGGAGGAGGGCGTTGAGAAGGGCTCTATTGAGGGCAAGACTCGCTGAGGAAGAAGAGGAGAAAGAAAAGGAGGAGAAGGAAGCGGAGTTCAGACCACGACTGAGATATAGGTTCAGGAGACCACTATACGAATATGAATATGAACCGCCCTACCGTTACGAGTATGAATACGAGCAACCGTATCGTTACGAATATGAATATGAGCCACCGTATCGTTACGAATATGAGTATGAGCCCTTGCCTCGCTTGAGGAGAAGAAGACTGCTCAGGAGGATTTAGTTGTTTAGTTTTCGTGTAGTTGCGGAGGTTGCGAGGCTGGTAGAGAAGGTGATACTGATGAATAAGGAGGAATCGCTCATTAAGGATGTTCTTTTTAATCCGAATTTTCTTTTTCGTTTGAGGGAGGAGTTACCTGAGTTGCGAGAGGGTGGATTTGTGATAACGATAAGTGAGGTTGATTCGCCTGAGGGCAGGATTGTAGGTGGTAGTATCAGGAAGGATGGTGCGGTTTTTGATCTTGGTTCGGTTATAATATCGGAGGAAGGTGTGAAGCCACTTGGTGGATTAAGATCATATATGGATTTGATAAGATTTATTTCGAGTGTTGAAGAAAAGGATTAAATTAAGGGGGTGAAACGATGGAAAGAACAGAGATTAAAAGAGAGGGAGTGGGGAAGAAGGGGTTGATGGAACTTTTTAAGGAGAAGGCACCTATATGGGTGCGTAATAATTCTGCGAGGGTGCTGGGTGAGCCTGTGTATATCTTTTTGAGGTTGGGTGATGAGCATCGTTCGGTCAAGGTTGATCCAATCCCGCCTGGTGATGAGCCTGTTTGTTTAACTGATAAGGTTCCACATAAGTTTTTGGAGGAGTGCACTGACCTGTTCAGGCTGGTTGATAAGGGGATTCTTGAGGTTGTGATGCCTGAGGATGCGGAGGCTTATTATAGGGCGAATCCGGGGAAGAAGGAGGTGGTGAGGCAGAAGATAAGGAGTTTGATAGAGGCGTCGGAGTCCGGTGGTGCACGTTTCCAGCAGATGATTGGCAGGACAGTGATGAGGCAGGCACCGGGTGCTGCGGTTACTACTGGTTCTTTTGAGGTTTCGCCGCGTGTGAAGTGGCTTGTAGCGGCTTATAAGGCGGGTGTTCTATCAAAGGAAGGTTTTAGGGTGGAATTGAGTGCAATATCAGACGCATTGACAGAGGTTGATAAGGATTATTTGCGTTCAAATATCAAGGATATTGATGTTTTGGGTTGATTGTGTGTCATGCCGGAGCTGATGCGTGTGGATGCAAGCACTCCCTTCGGTGAGATAAGAAGGGAGGTGCTGGAGTGGTATCAGCTCACGGAGGAGGCTGCACGGAATTTGTATAATTCGTTTGAGAGTGTGGATGAGTGTTTGCGGTTTGCAGTTGATATTGGGTTGAGGAGTCCTGCGGATTTTTGTGGGAAGATATATGTTCTTGCTTCTGGTGAATTTCCTGTTATAGATGTTGCGAAGCGTGTTTCGGCGACTGGTGCGTTTAAGCGTTTTTCCGATTTCGTTCAGGGTGTTCTTGACAAATTAAGGAGTGAGCCTTTAAATCCGCAGGTTTTGAGGCAACTTGGTGTTTCGCAGCAATTTATTGTTGAGGGGATGGAATCTGCGTTACGGTTTGCAAGGGATGAGCAGGATCTGGTTATGATGTTGAATTCGATAACGCCTGAGTTTGGGAAGCGTCTTTTTTCGGAGTGGGTGGTGAGTGAACGAAGGATGATGGGAGGGTGAGCTGATGGAAACGAAGGACCTTGCACTTGCGGCATATTTGCGTATGAAGGGTTTTAAGCTGTGTGATGTCAGGAAGGTGGATGGGGAGTTTGCTTTTCGGTTTGAGGACACTGCGGAGATATATAAGGCGTCGCTTGAGTATGTGAATAGTGATTTTGCGCGGTTTGAGGCGGCGATGCGTGGGTTGAAGAAGTTGATACGTTCTTTGAGGGAGCGTGAGGAAGCGAAGGTTAGTAATAGCAGGTGATGGGTAATGGCACTTTCATTATCTTTAGCGAGGAATGTTCGTGTTTTTCCGAAGGATTTTGATGCGCGTATACGGTTTGAAGTAAGGGACCAGTTTGATCGGTTAGTAGATTTAGTTGATTGGTTGCTTGTTCTTTATGGTGATAGAGAGAAGGTTGATGAGGATCCTAATAGGGTAGAGCGGGTAGGGGAGGGTGTTTTTGATTTCAAATATGAAAAGGATAAGTTATCCCGTTTCAGGGAGTTGTTTCTTGAATTAAAGGGGAAGAAGGCGTCGGATCCGGGTGAGGAATTTTTTTATGTGCATCTTTTTAAGCCGATAACGCCTGTTGTGATGACGCATATAATATATTTGCGTAATCAGATTGATAAGGCGTTGAAGTCTGTGGGTAGGCCGATAGATGAATTTTTTAAGCCTGATGATAATGTTATAGCGGTTGATAAGGTCATGGATAGTTTGCCATTTGGGTATAGTGATGAGCATTGTGTTTTGTATCTGGAGCTGGGTTTGAGTTTGATTAATGCTCGTCCACCTTATACTGCGTTTACGCTTGAGGATTTTCCGTTTGCGGTGGCGGGTATGCTTTTGGTGGATGCGGCGACCATAGTGGCGCTTGAGAGTCAGGGTTTGTTTTCGATTGATACTGATTTTGATTATAGTTTGGGTGGGAAGTCATTTGTTGTGAGGCATGCGGATGCTATATCATCCTTTTTGAGGGATATAGCGGAGCGGTTTAACCAGAATCTGCGCATGTTTAAGTCGATGTACAGAACGAAGGGAACGGTGATGGTTCAGGTTCCGTTCGGTTGGGGATTTGGGCGATTTTTATCTGTTGTGCCGACTGGTTGGTTTGCGCGGTTTGGTTTGGGTGTTACGCGGTTGTATTAGGTTGGTGAGGCAAGTGTTGATGCGGGTTATAGCAAGCTTGAGGAGGGTGATGTGGGATATTTATGGTGATAAGACGGTTATAGATAGGTTGGTTAAGGAGTGGTTAGGGAAAAAGGGTGTTATAGGTATTGGGTTTAAGGAGGTTGAGGGAGAGGCGCACATAGTTTTTTATGTTTTACCACCTTTCAGGAGGGATGATTATCCTTATGAGGCATGTGGATATAGAGTGATTGTAGAACCTTCCGGGCCGATTTTTGTTTTGTGAGTGGTTATGTGGTGGAAGGCGCCATATCAGAAGTTATTTGCGTCTCGGGTAATTCCGATAGCGGTTTATAACAATTATAGATTGTTGGAGATTGCGGGTGAGCCTGTGCATGTGCTTGTTAGGGTTCGTGCGGAGTATTGTGCGAAGCGGTTGGTGAAGGTGGTTGATAGCGGGCAGCTGGAGCGGTATGAGGATCAGCGTGTAGCGGTTTGGTGGGTCTGGCGTTCTGGTGTTGATTATGATGAGGAATTTCCTGATATAAGGGATATTGTTGTGCGGGTTGATGGTGTTGAGGGGGTGAATGTATATGCGGTTGAGTTTATGGAGCAGATGCATCATTTTTATGTTAGAGATGTCAGGGATGATTTAGGGCATAGGGTTGGTATATTTTTCAGGAGGGACATTTTGGATAGCGAGCATAGGATCGAGTGTGCTTATTTCCCTATTCATCCTGATTTTGATATTCATACTGGGCAGGTTTATATAGGTGAGTCTGCGTTATCGAAGTATGGGTGGAGGCAACTCCGCTGGAGGACGTATTATAGAGGGAGGGTTTTGCATGATGTTATAATAGTGGCATTTCCCGATTTGAGGAGGGATTTGGTATTGGATAGGCATGGGTGGGTGCCTGAGTCAAGGTATGATGTGTGGACGAGTGCGCCGCCTTTTGCACCAATTTTATATGAGCATGATGTGCTGGTGCGGTTGAATGGGTTGCGATATGAGATCAGGAATATGGTGCCGAATCTGGTGGAGGGTGTTTTGGTGCAGCAGGATTTTGAGGTTAGTGAAATATCGCCCTCAAGTCCTGTTTATGATATTGCTGTTGATTCGTTGAAGGGGACGTTGAAGGGCTTTCCTGAAAGGAAGGTGTACAGTGGTTGATTATACGCCTATAATCAAAGCATTTGGTGATGCTATTAAGAAGAGGATGAAACAATTATTTGAGAGTGTTGTGGATGATTTGTTTTTGGAAATGTTGCGTGAATCAGATTTGGATGTTGTGAGGCGTGCTATGAAGAGTGAGGTAGGGCATGGGCGGTATGTGTTTAAGGTGGGTGGCTTTTTGTTTCATAGAGAGGGTTTTGGTCGCACTGGTATTTTGAAGAAGATGGCTGAAGCATCGGAGGAGAGGTAGATGTTTGTTTCGTTGAGGAATTATTTGATACAGGAGTTTACGATTTTTTTGAAGGCGGTTTTGAGCGCTGTCAGGGATGGTCGTGTTAAGGTGCGGAATTGGGATAATAAGGTTTTGAGTCTGGATGGTGCTGATGTGTGGGTATCAACTCCGGATTTTTGGGCTCCGCAGCGGACGCCTGCCGTGACGGTTGAGATTTCTTCGGTTACGGCTGACTTTACGAGTATTGCGAAGGGTTTTTCAAGATTAGAGGAGAATAAGAAGCAGTTTTTGTATCTTGCGAATAGCACTGTTGATTTAACCTGTTTTGGGCGTTCGGTTCAGGAGCGTGATACGCTCGTTGATTTGGTGAGTTTCTTTTTGATGAGGAGGGACGCGTTTGATTATTTCGGTTCTCGTGGGATACGATTTGCTGAGGCGGTTCGTGTGTCTGGTATGGGTGAAGAAACTCCTCCTGGGCAGGATTTCAAGATATATTTTGGGAGTTTGTCTGTAGTTGTGAATACGGAGACGCACATAGTTGAGGAGGCGCCATATACCTTGAAGGAGGTAGTGGTCGAGTATGTTGGTAGGATTGCGCTTGAGCTTCGTGAAGGTACTTGATAATTAGGTTGAAAACGGTTAAGATAAGGATAATGGTCGTATTGGATTTAAATTCCATTTTTGATAAAATTTGGAGGAGAGGTTGATATGGCTACGAGGCTGCCTGGTGTTGTAGTAAGGATAGTTCCCGATATAGGTAGGCCGACTTTACCTGCTTTTCCGCGTTATGTTTGTGTTATAGGGCAGGGGGAGCACAGGTTGCTTGTTCGTAATGAGGCGGTGGTGCGTGGTTCAGGTGATGTCGATCTGCTTATGAGTGTTCCGGTGGAGGAAATACTGATGGTTGGTGATTCGCCAGATCGGTCTGATTATTTGCTTGATACGGATTATGAGGTTTATGTGCGTGATGGTGTAAGGGTCGGGATAAGGTGGAAGGAGTTAACACCTGCAGTTATAGGACCTGGTGTAGGTGAACCCTTTGATCTTTCTGTGAAGTATAGACTTGTTTTGGATGTGGACGGGAGAGGGGCGCTGACAATAAGTTTGCCTCAGCGTTCGGATGTTACGGCGAGTGAGGTTGTGACAGCGATTAATACTGCGCTGGTGAATGATGCGAGGTATGGTGGTGCTTATGGTAGTGTTGCGAGTGCTGTAGATGGGAGGGTGAAGTTGACTTCGGTGGTTTTAGGTGTGTCCGGTTCGATTACTATTTATCCTGATGCGTTGGGTTGTGAGGAGATAATTTTTGGTGACCTGGATGGTGATGGTGATACAGGTGGTTTGGAGAGTTTGTATCAGGTGAGGGGTAGCGGAAGGGCGAGACCACAGGAAGGGTATGTTTATTATGTAACATACAGGTATACAGCGCCTGATGCGACTTATGAGCCGCAGTTGTATTTTGATCTGGGGCCGCTTATGAGGGATCATGGTGAATTATTTTTGGGTGACCCGACGAGGAAGTTGAATCCGATTGTTGCGATGGCGAAGCTGGCGTTTCAGGATCACCCTGAGCGTATACCCGGGTTGGTTGTGATACAACTTGATTTGCGGAATGCTGCGGATCCTTATAATCCAACTATAGATGAGTTGAGGGCGGCGTATAATGCGGTGATTGATAAGCTCGAGCGGATAACATACGGCAAGTTGTATCTCGTTGCTGATACCACGGATGGTGTGATTATCAATGCACTTTTGAATCATGTTAAGAGGATGAGTAATCCTGAGATTAAGGCGGAGCGTATGTTGATAATTTCTTTGCCTGCGGGTAGTACTGTTCAGGATTATGTGGAGAAAGCACCGACTTATTTTTCGGAGAGGGTGATGTTGTTTTATCCACCGGAGATTAATGCTACGATAGATGTGAGTTATAAGTTTAGGTTGCCTGGGTATTATGGAGGGTTGGTGTATGCAGCGCGTAAGACGGCGCTGCCCGTTGGTAGGCCGATTAATATGGAGCCGCTTGCGAATTTAGATCTGGTTGGTAAGCCCCTGACTTATAATGAGAAGAGGGCGTTGCTGGGTGCTGGTGTGGCGGTGATAGATTACTATGGTGGTAGGGTTGTGATACTGCATGGTATAACTACGCGGACTGATTTTGTGATATTGGAGGAGGAGAATGTTGTGGATATTGCGGATTATGTTAAGGCGGTGTGGCGTCAGCGATTGGAGCAGATATTTTTGAATAGGCCGATTGATGAGGGTTTGTTGAGGGATATGGTGGTTTTCTCTGGCACGCTTCTGGATTCGATGGTCAGGGATAGGATTTTGTCAGATTATAAGGATATTTCGGCTGTTCAGGATGAGTCGGATCCGCGGATGGTTAGGGTTCGTGGAAGGGTTAAGCCTATGTTCCACACGCTTTATATCGATGTTGAATTTGTGTTTGCAACTGTGTTATAATGATTGAGGAGGTTTTGAGATGACGTTGCCACATACAGATACGAGGGTTTTTTATAGCTATGAGATTAAGATAAGGGGTGAGACGGTTGGTACATTGCAGGAGTTTTCGCCTTCTGCGAGGAAGACGGTTGAGCGTGTCAGGGAGATAAGTTTTGCGCAGGGGACAAGGGTTAAGGAAATTGTTCCTGGTGTGGTAGACTTCACGGTTACTGTATCGAAACTGATGCTTTATACGAGAAAGTTGACGGAGGTTTTAGGAGGTAAGGAAATTCATAGTATTGAGGATATAGTGGAGCCTTTCGAGATATATGAGTATTGTCACAAGCCTGGTGGTGAAACTGAGGTTGTGGTTTATCATGGTTGTCAAATAGAGTCGTATGATTATACGGTGAGTGTGAGGGAGACGTTGATTACGGAGAGGGCGACTATACAGGTTGCTTATGTGACGAAGGGTGGAACATAATAGGATTAGATTTATCTGGATGATTTAGGAATTCTGGCTTAGGCCGGCGATAAAATCCGACATAGAGGAGGATCGAATGGTTGAGCAGGTTTCGGGATTGCAGTCGCTTGTGGATTTTTTGAAGAATTTGGATTTTAAGTCTAAGTTTGTGAATTTGGATTTGAGGTCGTTGTTGATGCGGGGTTATGTTCGTTCAGGGGAGATTGTTTTGTCGAAGGAGTTGAGGGTTGAGGTGCGTACACTGCTTGTGAATGAGTGGATAAAGTGTAAGGAGGTTTTAGGGCAGTATAGGGATCCGGAGGCGGGTAATTTTGCGTTTATGGTTGAATATCTTGTATATGCGTTGATAACTGTGAATGGTGTTCAGCCTGTGATGGATATGCATGAGATACAGGAGTTTAGGGAGAAGCATGGTAGGGAGCCTACGATGGAGGAGCAGATACGGTATGTGTTGATGAATGTGTATCCTCCTTTTGTGGTTGAGCTTTTGTGGATGGTAGCGTGGAAATTTAAGCAGGATTTTGAGGAAGTTTTTATGCAACGGATTATTAATGAGTTTAGTGCTATTTCGGAGGAGATGAAGCGTGGAGTTGCTAGCGCTTGAGGACAAGATACCTTATTGGATGGTGGAGAGTGTGTGTGCAGATTATAGTAAAACACCTGTGGAGCTTATGCAGATGTCTGTGTATCAGATAATGTTGTTGTTTTTGGCGAAGCGTCGTGCGGATGTGCGTGTGCGGTATTTGGTAGAGGAGATAAAGGCGTGGTTGAATCCTGATGCTTATATGCGGATTATGGAGGTTGAGCGGAATAAGCGTGTGAATGTGCTTTATATGAAGGAGGCTAGTCGGAAGTAGGGTGAGTGGCGATGGCTGAGATTGAGCAGAAAGATGTGATTGCTAACGTTAGAACGAACCTTGATGAGGTTTTTAAACGGATGGAGGAGGAGCTGAAGAAGATCAGGGTGATGTCTGAGAAGGATGTCAAGGAGTTGGATCGTCGGGAGAGGTTTATTAAGGAAAGGTGGAGGTATTTGCGGTTGGAAGCGCGTACTTTGCAGGAAATTCTTGGTGTTTTGTATAAGCATGATAGGAGTTTGTTTACACAGGTGGATTGGTTGCGGATTATGCATGAGATTAGAGAGCGGTTACTGACTGTGAGTGGTAAGGATTATGCGATATTGGAGCGCACGATGCCTATTTTTGAGGAGATTACGAAGCAGTTAGGTGTTGCCTCGTATGAAGCAGAGCGATTCACAAGGCAACTTATTTATTCAACTGGTCCCGTGAGGGAGGGTCTTCCGTGGTATATGCGTATAGGCAGGACTATAAGTAGTATGGCTGAGGGCACGCACAGGTTAACTGCTGCTTCGAGGGTATATGTTACACAGACCGGTGAGGTGGTGGCTAAGCAGACGCTGAGTGCGTCGTTGTTACAGTCACTTGCGAGTGGTCTTCAGAATATGATCAGGTCGTTGACGAGGGGTTTGGCGTTGTGGGCGGCGATTGGTGTTGCGTTGTATGAGATTGTGCAGCGGTCGATCAAGTTTAATGGGGAGTTGAAGGCTATTCAAGCGGGTATGGGGTTGATTGATGAACGGTTCAGGCTCGGGAATACATATTTGGTGCAGTGGGTTAGGGTGGCGGAGACTATAACACGGTGGACAGGGAGGACGTTAGGTGAGGTGATGGAGTGGGTGGAGAATATTAAGTATTCGGGTATATTGTTGGGCACGTTGGGTAAGAATCTGGATTATGTGTATCATACGGCGACTGCTCTGGAGGCGGTGCAGAGGGCGTTTAATGTGAATTTGAGTGATGCAGCTTCGATAATACAGCGTTTGCAGTTGAGTTATGGTATGATAGGTGAGGCTGCGGTGGGTTTGGGAAAAAGGGAGGAAATGATTGTTTCACAGGCTACTAAGTTTTATTTGGGGCTTGTGAATGCGGCGGCACCGCTTGCGAAGTTGGGTATTCAGACCTCAAAGGTTGTTTCGGATATGGGAGAGTTGGTGGGATTGGCTGATGAGTATGATTTGAGTGTGCGTGATGTAACCACTTATTACTTGTCATTACTTGCGTTGAAGAAGGAGGATGTTGAGCGTAGTGGTGCTTTGAGGGATGTATCGCTTGAGACATTGCGGAATTTTACGCAGATGGCGGCGAAGGCCACGAGTATGTCGTTGTCGTGGAAGGTTATGGTTGCTACGCTTGCGGGTGAGCGTTTCATGAATATAGTGGATCTTGAGAGGCGTTTTATGAATGTGGGTGAGGCGGCAAGTTTGATACAGCGGGCGGCGATGTTCCCTTTTAGGGTAGGTGTTCTCATGCGGATGGATCCGCAGTGGCAGCGGGCGTTTGGTGAGCAGCTTCGTAAGGGTGATGAGCATGCTATGGCTATTTTGCGTGCCCTGTATTCATTATATGGTTCCTCCCTGGAGGGCATAGGTATCAATTTTGAGATGTTCAGGGCACTTGCTATTTCGAATTTGACTGGAAGGGAACTTACTGAGGCGCAGAAGGAGCAATTGAAGAGGATTGAGGAACAGATGAAGTATGCGGAGCGTCCTGTGGAGCTTGGGATGGATATTCTGACGGAGACGAAGGGTATAAGTGCGTATTTGAATAAGCTGCTTGGTTGGGTAATCAGGGGAGTTATGTTTCTGGGTAGGCTTGCTGGTGTGGAGAAGGCAACGGAAAAAGTTGAAAGAGGGCTCAAGGCTGCTTCTTCGGAAATGGTGATCGCCTCTTCAGAAAGTGGAAAAGCTTTAGGGAGACGTCTTGAGAGCGTCATAGAGAGTATTGAGGGAACAGAGGAGCACATGTCTGATCTGGAAGTGCTCTGGGAGGAGTGGAGTAAGACGGAGAGGGAGAGGTGGATAAGTGAACAAAGGGCAAGGGTTGCGGGAATAGTCGAATCAGCAAGAAAAATTGGTGTAGAGATTAAGATGGAGGCAATAACGGATCCTTATTCGTTGAAAAGGATGTTGGAGGAGATCAAGAGAGAGCTTGAGAGGAAGATGGCTGCTGTAATGACGAGTGCGACTGCCACAACGGAAAGGGCCATTACTGGGAAGTGAACGATGGCAGCTGGAGATTTAATGTTGATTAAGGTTTTGGACAAGCACGCGTTGGAGGAGGGTGGGACAATTGTTAAGCGGTTTGTGTTTTTGCCTGTTAATCCTTATGCGGTGTCTTTTTCAATACCGAAGGTTTATAGTGAGGTTAGGGTTTCTACACCTTTGCGTATAGTGATTCAGGATTGGGGGACGGCTTTGATCGAGATAACTGTCAATGCGGTGACGGGGCGGATTTTGCCTTTTGCGAAGGCGTTTGAAAGGATTAAGAAGGAGTATCAGGACATAACTTATGAGGATTTGATTTCATTCGCTACTTCGGACGAGGTTGAACTCTTGATGGGTGAGGATGCTTTGTCGAGAGTTAAAACACTTGAAACGTATTTGTTGGCAGTGCCCACTACGGAGGATGAATTCAGGAAGAAGGTTGCGGGTGGAGATTTTTTGCGTTTTTCTCGTTTCAGATATCTTATGATGAAGCTTTTGGAGGACATATACATGCGATTTGATGCCAATGAGGATGTGATGGCATTGGAGTGGATGAAGGGTATTTATTATGGGGTTATGACTAATTTTGAATACAGAATTGCGGTTGAATCGCTGTGGAATATAAGGTATAGCTTTTCATTTAAGGCGTTTCCTTCGTTTTTTGAGTCTATCGATGTGAAGGAGGGTGTGGTCGTATGAGTGATAGGCTTTTTGTGAAGGTTTTTGATAGATGGTCCTTTGATAAGGGTATTGTGAAGGAGAAGGTGTTTTTGCCCATCAATCCTTATTCGGTTACATTCAGGACGGGAAGGGTTGTTAATGAGATGCAAACTACAAGGATGGGTAGGTTTGTGTTACTGGATTGGGGAGTTGAAATGACGGATATGACGATAGAGTCGCAAACGGGGAGGATTTTACCATTTAACGAGGTCTTCAAGGATATAGGTAGATTTGAGGATTTGACATACATAGACCTTGTGTCTCATCCAATAATGAAATCTGAAAAGAGTTTGCCGTTGGATTTACCTCTTGAGAGGAGAGTTGAGGAATTGCTTAGCAGGCTTAGGGATGTTTCGGATGATTCGTCTGATATTGAGGAATTTTCAAAATATAGATATTTGTTGGTTAAAGCGTTGGAACATGTTTATAGGAATTTCAATGCAAATAATGAGATTATGTGTATGGAGTGGATGAAGAGGAGGTATTTTGGGGTGATTGCGGAGTTTTCGTATGAAATATCGGTTCTGTCGCTGTGGAACATTAAGTTCTCTTTTAGGTTTAAGTGTTTTCCTCGTGTTTCATTGCTGGATAAGTTTTTGAATACATATAACGAAGAGGTTGTAAGGAGGCGGTGATGCGGATTAGAGTAGGAGATCTGGAGCTTGAATATAAGGCACCATTGCCACATTTTAGACCTGATTTTTTAATTGTGTTGCCCTCTTCGGTTGATATTTTTAGGGGAAGGGAGGAGTGGAGTGATTATTTTGGGGTGTTGGAAGGTGAAATGAAGAAGTGTATCAGATTACTTTCGCCGGATGTTATTTCATCGGATGTTGAGGATTTATTGAAGGAGAAGGGGGTCGATGTGTTTTTGGTTTTGCTTAACTCCTTTGTTTCGTCCGTGACTGTTACGAGGTCGAGAGAAGAGGGTACAGCGCATATAAATTTGGAGTTTCCCAATTATGCGGAGCCGCTGTTTGATAGTGTGAAGCGGGTCCTTGATCAGCCTCTCTCTTCGATGGTTCCATTGCGGATTTATATGAGGGGGAGATTCGTGAACAGGATGTATCCTGTTTTTACGGGTTATATCACGCATACATCGTATTCTAATAAGGGTGGATATTGGAGTATAACGGTGGATTGCACGGATACATTAAAATTGCTTTCTATAAACCCGATTAATGTTAATCCTGGGATAGCGGAACGAAGGATTTTTGGGAGGGTTTTTGAGATTGAGGAAGAGAGAAAGGAGATAGGTTTTAAGTTTTCTGCGTGGGCATTTCCCTTTACGAATTTGACACTTGAGGAAACGATAAAATATCTTATTGAGGGGACCGCTGGGAAGGGAATAGAGAAGGAGGTGGGTAGGATAGCTATTGATGGGATTGGAACGCTTGAGATGTGGTGGAACCCTATTTTGGAAACGGATGAGGAGAAGTCGAGTAAGAAGGTTCCTAAACCCCTCAAATATGAGATAAGTCCTTATTCGTTTTTTAAACCTAAGGTTAAGATATGCACGCAATATCATATAACTCCTTATAAGTATATGGATCTGGCTACTCGCCAGATGTTCTCTTCTGAGATGGTATCGAGATTGGATGTGATAAGGGAGATAACTGAGCGGACATTCCATGAATTTTTTGCTGATGAGGTTGGAGATTTTGTTTTGATACCTATGCGATTGAATTATCAGTTTTTGAAGGGTGATTTTGTCGATAAGAGTGGTTTGGCGCGTTTTCCTTCAAGGGCGGATGTGGATGATGGGACTTATATTTTGATGGATGATGAGTTGTTAAATTTGAATGTATCGTTCTCGGATAAGGAAGTTTACACTGCGGTTGATGTTTATGGTGAGTATCCATTTGCTACTGGTTCGAATGAGTATGTGGAGTGGGCGATGCGTGGATTTGCGCAGGATCCTTTTCTTTTGCGGCGTTTGGGTTTGCGCTGGTTGAGGCAGAAGATACCATTGATTAATAATTTGGACCTTCTTTTGCAGAATGATAAAAAAATGTTGGAGAATTTACAGAAGCAGCGGGATGACCTCATGGAAATGCTGCAGAAGGAGGGTGATCCAAAAAAGAGGGAGGAAATCGAAAATAAGTTGAGGTTAATTGAGGAATTGGTTAATAGCAGTTTGAATGTGAGGAAGAAAAGTGGAGGTGATATACAGGCTCTGTTAAATAGTTTTGCGGATGCGTGGATGAGATTTATTAATAGCAAGGCTTATTCGGGGTCTGCTTCTTTGATTTTGCGTCCTGAGATGGTGCCTGCTAAACCTGTTTATATACCTGATAGGAAGGAAATTTTTTATATTGATTCAGTGACGCATACGATAAGTGTAGGTGGGAATGCCACCACGGAGTTATCTTTAATATTCGGGAGAAAGGTGGATGAAACAGTAGATTTTATGGATGATCTTATGAAGCTTCATAGCCCTGAAAAGATACCAGAGTCAATATGGAAGAATATTGCTACGGTGGCTAAGGAATATGGAAAGAAGAAGGAAGAGGAAGCGAAGAAGAGGGTTAAATGAGGTTGGATATTTTGAAAATAAAGCGTGTAGACGTTGAAAAGCTTGTGATGGAGGGTGAATCTTTGAGCACGGGGACATATTACAGGAATATTTTTATAACGTCGCCTTCCGGTACGCTTTTTGTTCCGAAGCCTTTTGACCCTGAGGGTATGCAGAAGCTAGGTGAGGGTCAACTGGCTGTGGTGTTGTTTGACGATAATGAGCGACCATTCTGTGTGGGGTATGTGGAGATTAATTTTCCACAGAAGCTCGCTGAGTATTTGGAGCGTAAGGTTCAGCCTGGAGAGCAATTGATTAAGAATCCAGCCGGGCAGGAGCTATATTTTGACAGGCTTGGTAGTATCAAATTGATACGGAATAGGGATGGTTTTGAGTATGATGCTGGTGAGCGTAAGTTAAGTTTTATGGGGCAGTTGTGTAGTTTTGTTATTCAGGGATTTGAGATGGTGTTTGGATTGGTGCGGCGTGGTATGATAGGTTTGATAGAGTTAGGAGATCTTGCGCATGAATTTGTTTTGCGTATTACGCGAAAGTTAACGGGTTTGAGGGTGGTTGAACTTTCGCTTGGTGATTTGTTTGATGAGTTAGGTATTCCGATTTTGGGTTTGAGGTCTCGTGCGAGGGCATTGTTGAAGGTTTTTAATGATGCTGGTATATCGGTTTCGGAAATATCTATTGATTCGCTTGGAAATATAAAATTTAAGTTTAGTGAGGTTGGTGGAGAATTCATGAATGCGGAGTTGCAGGGTTTAAAGGCGGAATTGAAGGTGATGGAGTTTGACATAGGGCAAACGCCTAAAAAGGAGAAGGTTCTTTTAGGTGAGACTTTTTATAACCTTTTTGTGAACCATGTTCATTCTACGCCCATGGGGCCGTCGTCTCCGCCGACTGTGGTATTGCCGAATGAAGTGGTATTGTCAAAGACAACTAAAACCGATTAAGGAGGAGGAGATGTTGAGTAAGGATGGTTTAAAGGCGGTTTTGCTTGAGAAGCTTGAGTCGATGGGTTTTCCACGAACGTATGAGGTGCAGGGTAAGGTTCAGGATACTGGTTTGGAGAAGTTGTGTGATGCTATTGCTTCTGCGGTTGTGGAGTATATAACGGCGAATGCGGAGGTTCATATTCCTACCGGGACGGTTGTGGTTTCGGTGTCTGGGACTGGTGTTGTTTATACGGTGAATCCTGCTGATATTGTTTTGAAGGTGGTGTGAAATGCCTGAGATCTGGATGCCGGGGAAGCCTGTATTGCCGACGAAGGAATTTAGGGTCAGGTTACCTGATGGTAAGGAGGCTGTATTTGCGGGTGCAGAGTGTTTGGCTGACTGGATTGCTTATGTTCTTTGTAGGGCGTTTGGTAAGGATGTTGTTCCTATAACTTATCGGTCGCTTGATGTTTTGGAAAAGGTGATGATGGCTTATTATGCGTCGGGAAATATAACCGCTATAGTGACTGCGCTTGGTGCAATACCCGGGCTGGAGATGCTGGAGCGGTATTATAATTTAGTGCTGGAATATGAGCGTATGGCATTGAATATTTATGGGTCTTATGTGAAGTTATTGCAGAGTGCGGTTGAAGATTTTGTTCAGGTGGTAACGGGGAAATGGCCAGAATTTTTGAAGGAGAATCCGTGGGTGATACAGTGTTCTGGTGTGCAGATGATATTTGAGTTGATAGAGGTGTGGACAAACTGGTTGGTGAGTTATGTTGAGGGCTGGGTTTTTACATATAAGCGTGCGTTGAGGTGGTTGGAGCAGCTGGGGGTGCCCTCTATTGTGAATCATCGTTATTTCACGACGGCGTTGATGGCAATTCGGTATGCGAAAGCGGTTTTACAGCAGGTTTGTCCTGATAAAATATAGGGTGTGGTGATGGATATAGTGGGTTTGAATGATGTGCGTGTGACGCGTTCGGCACAGGGTTATGACCTCGTTTTGGATGCGAGTGGGCGATTGGGCATTGTTAGAGGGGCGGATAAGCTGATTGTGCAGGTGTTACGTGCAATTTATAATAGTGAGGTATTAGGTGCGGTTATAAACATGCCTGTGGATTACTTTAGGCGTGACATATTTTATGAAGCGCTTGAGCGGTTGCGTCGTGTGCAGGTTTTGAAAACGCATGATGAGGAGCCTGACATTAAGGGTTTTAATGTGTATGTATCGGAGGATGGTGTATCTTTCAGGAGATTGAATTTGGTGCCGCTTCTCGATGAGTTTGTTTTTGAGGTGGAGAATGAGATTGAGTTGTTTTTCAGGATAGAGGTTGAGTTTAGGGATGGGAGTGCTTCTTTTTATACAGCGATTAAGGCGAGGGCTACTGAAGATTATAGGAGGCAACGGATGGTTATAACTGACAGGTGGGTTATGCGTGAAGGTAATGGTTTAATTCTGTTTAGGTTTAAGCAGAAACGGTTTTTTGTTGCGGATGAGTTGATGCAGGCGGTTGAGTCTATAGTGGTGGGTGGTGGTGATGACCCTCGTGCTCTGAATGTTGTGGTGAAGATTCGTTCCTTGGGGCATTCGTTACCACAGATTTCGTTGGAATTACAGCGGTTATTACCTTAGTGAGGAGGTGAGGTATGGAGATAAGGACGCTTGAGAGCATATTGAGTGATTTGAGGAGGTTGGCGAGGATTTATTATCCCGAGTTTGATACTGGTGAGGGTGCGGTTCTCAATGATTTGCTTTTCAGGATTCATGCTTATGCCGGGCAATTGTTTCTTGCAGAGATGTCTAAGATTTTGGCACAGATGATGGTAAGTGAGCTGGAAGGCGGTGCGCTGGATGAGGAGGCGCAGAAGTATGGGTTGGAGCGTAAGCCTGGATTGAAGGCGAAGGGTAAGGTTGTTTTTTACGCTTATGCTCCTCCGCCACCTGCGGGTGTGCGTATTCCTGCGGGGACACGGGTTTCAACGCGGTTCGGGGTTGGTCAATACTCGTTTGTGACCACGCGGGAGGAAATTTTGATGCCGAGTGATTATGTTATGGATAGGAGGAGGTATGAGGTGGAGGTTCCGGTTGAAGCGGTTGAGGAAGGCAGAGATTATAATGTTGGTGTTGGTATGATAAGGACTATTGATGTTCCGGTTGCGGGTATTGATGGTGTTGTTAATTTTGAGCCTGTTGTGGGAGGCACGGATGCTGAGGATGATGCTGAGTTCAGAGATAGGTTATTGCGGCGTATTCTCGGCAGGAATTTTGGTTCAGTCATAACTTATGAGAGTTTGATTAAGGATAATTTTGATGTGCAGGATGTTCGTGTTTTAGGTCCTGGTCATGAATTTTTCAGGTTAACTGGTCCGGATGCGGTTGTAATTTTTGAGGAGACGGCTGCGTATTCGGAGAATTTTGTTTATAATCAGGCGCTGAATCCTGAGAGGAGGTTTTATTTGCAGAATCAGCCTGTTGTTGAGGTTGTGAGGGTTTTGGTGAATGGTGAGCCTATAGATGATTATGTTTTGGTGAAGGATATGGGTAGCACAAGGGATTCAATCTTTGCGAGGGATTATGTGCAGGTTACACGGGCGCTCAGTGATGGGGATGCTGTTTCAATCATCTATAATGGTTCGCTTATAGGACGGATACAGGAATTTCTGGATAAGGATGATGTGCGTGTTCCTGCTCTGAATTTGTGGGTGCGGTTGGGAAGAAGATATAATGTGAATTTACGACTCCGTGTATCTTTTAAAAAGGGTTTTGATGTGGTGTCGGAGCGTATTAAAATAAGGGAAGCGTTGAGTTTAATGATGTTGACCTATGATCTTGGTGAGCATATTGATAAGTCGGATGTGGTATCGTGTGTGCAGAAGGGTTTTGCGGATGTTGTTATTAGTTCGGTGGATTGGGTTAAGGTAGAGTGGTGGGAGGGCAGGAGTTTGTATGATGAGGTTCTTGTTGAGGAGAATGAGCGGTTGATAGTTCCCTTTAATGGGTATGTGCGGTTGGGTAATATTGTATTCTTATGAGGGATGAGTTATGGCGGATTTAGATATTAAGGAGGCGCTTGATAAGGTTTTTTGGGATTTGAGTGAAGGCACGGTGGTGTCGCGTGTTTTGGATCTTTTGCAGAAGGGTGTGTATGCACCTATTTATGATGACATTTCACGTTTGTATAGGATGTGGTTTCCTCACAAGGCGGAGGATCTCGCAGTTTTTGGAGGCATGTTTAATGTTGCGAATAGGACCGCTGCGTTTAGTGATTTATTCAGAAGTTTTGAGGTTTATAGGATGAAGGTGCTGGGTTTATGGCTTGCTTCGGTTCATGCGCCGACTTTGCGGGGATTGAATTTTATAGGTGGTGCTTTTACAGCGCAACCGATTTTTGTTGAGCGTATTGAGGATGTGTTTGAGGCGGCGTGGTGGTTAGGTGTTTATGAAAATGATATGCCTAAGGGTTCGTTTTTAGATGGTACGGTTGTGGGGGTTGAGCCATGGTATTTGGATCCGATTTATAAGGAGCCTCGCACCTGGCTTCGTTCGGTGTTTGATATGTCTACATGTTTTGTGATTGAGGTTTTTGGTGATAAGGCGAGTGGTGATTTGATATGGAATGATGAGGAGAGGGAGGAATTTGAGTATTGGCTTAGGCGATTTTTGCCGCCGGTTAAGGTTTATGTCAAGTATTTTGAAAATAGAGAGCCTAATTTGCCTAATAGATACTATCTGTGGGGACTGGGTTATGGTGGATCGTTTGCTTTGCATAATATGGAGAGGGTTGCTGATATTTTTTATGTGCTTACTGGTGATGCGGTTCGTGAGGGAAGTGCGAGTTTAGAGACGGAGTTTAGGGATGTGGAGGATGGGGTGTATGTTTTTTCGATTTTTGATTTTATTTTGTCGGATGTGATGGAGCGACGTATTTTTTATGATACGGGTAGTGGATGGGTGGAGGTGAAACCTTTTGGTATGATTGTGGTTTCGAATGGTCAGGTGCGTTTTAAGGTGGAGGTTAGTAAAATTTCAAGTATTGAGAATTATAGATTTATATCAATGATGGTTAAAGCGAAAGGATAGGAGGTGATAAGGATGAAGAGGTCACGTTATTTTGATGATATGCTTGTTTCGGCGCTTCAATTGAATTATGGTGAGCAGACTAAGGTTGAGGGTATATTGGAGCGTATTCGTGCGGTTATACAGCGTGGTAGGGTTAGTGGATTGGGATTAGCGTCGGCGCCCGGGAATTTGCTTGTGATACAGCCTGGTGAGGGGTATACGATGCTCGGTGAGCGGATTTATGTTGAGTCGGAATATACTGTGGCACCGCCTGCTCCACCAAGCGGAGAGAAGTTTTATTATGTGTACTTGAAGTATAAGGAGGAGGTGGTCAGCGGGACTGAAGCGCCGTTATATGGTGGGGGTACGACTGAGCCGACTGAGATCAAGGATTCGTTCGAGGTGGTTTTTTCTGAAACAATTGAGAGCAATCCTACGGATAAGATACTTATAGGTAGGATTAAAGTTAATTCGAGCGGTGCGATTCTGGAAATTAAGGATTATAGGGTTGATTTCCTTAGGTCGCGATTGTCGGTGTCGCAACCTTCACTTATTACGGGTGTGTTTGTTGTGGATGCTGGTTCGCAGATAAGTTCTGGGACTGGAAGGTTGGAGCTGAGCAGGGATAGTACTGGATATAGATTTCGTTGGAAACGTCCTGGTGGTGAGTGGGGGAATTATAGTCCTTATTTGACCAGTGATGGTATTTATAGAGTTGAGGGTGATATACCAGAAACATATTTGAGGGTTAATGTTATTGTTAGTTTGCTCCCTGCTTTGGATGTTGGTGGATCAATGGTTGAGGATTTGGTTGTGTATGATATATATGATAGGGTTTCAGCGGGATACTTTGCGGATTTGTTTTCGGGAAAGGATTTAGCGCATAGGTTGATGCTCGGGAGTGGTATGGTCACGGAGCGGAACCCGCATGGGTTGACCCTTGCAGATTTAGGTGAGCGCGTGGAGGTGCTTTTGCCTGAGCGTGTTACGGGAATATGGAAACGCTCTAACAGGGATTTCTTAAAGGTTCAGAAGGTGAGTGGTTTGCCATCGGCGATACAGATAACGACTGCTGTGGGTGAGGATGCCTATTATGTGCGTGGGCGGAGGTTGAATAATATTTCGCCAAGTTTGATTAATCTGAATGATATTTATGGTGGTGATGATGTTTATGAGATTATAGAGGTTTATGTGGACGAGAATGGCACCACGAGGACCTCAAAGCGTATGGCATATAGGTCAGGGTTGCGGAATATCAGTAAGATGTATGTGTGTTATGTTGGGGATATACCCGCGGGTTCCTATGCGGTAGGATTTAAGATTGAGGGTGGGAAGAAGTATATATGTTTTAAGAGGAGTGCTGAGCCCACTGAGCGTGTGCAGTGGAAGGAGGTGGATGATAATACGGCGGGATATTTTGCATTGGTTAATTCAGATGGATATACGGTATTGGTGAATATTTTACCTCCGCCTAATGCATGGCCAGGTGGAGAGACTTATGATGAGTTTGATGTATATGATTTAGTTGATGAATGGGTAAATTTGAAGTTAGCTTCGGTTGTGTTTGATGCAATAACACCCGAGGTCAAGGAGATTTATGATATTCGCAGATTTGGAACTACGGGTATGCTTTTTGTGAATGAGGATGCTTTTTCGGATATTGATGCGTCGGTTGCGGAGGGATATCTTGAAGGGATGTTTGCGAAGGCGATGACGGATGGTGTTTTGCAGGGGCTCAAGGCATGGAAGAAGAGTGATGATACGGTTGCAATAACTGGTGGGATGATTTTCCTGAAGGGTAGAAAGATTGAAATTAGTTATAATGAAGTGAGTGGATTTGGTTCTACATATCCGAATGGTTTGTGGTATGTTGGTATAAAGGAGAATGATAAGACTGTGGGTGGTTTCGGATGGTTCGTTACGAATGATTTATCTAAATTTGAAAATCAGGTTGGTAGATATGATATGCCTGTTGGAGTTGTTTTAGTTTGCAGTGTGTATGTTGCGAGTAATGTTATACAATATGTTTTTGATGAGCGTAGGGCAGTTAGCTTCAGGTCTGGGTTTGGTTCACTGCCTCAACCCATAAGGGAACTTTTATTGGGAGATCATTTGAGGAAATTACGAGTCTATAAGGTTGATACTGGTATAGTTATTGCTTCTGGAGTGAGGTTGATGGATGGGCAGTGGATTGCTGAGAAGGGAAGTGGTACCTGCTTTTTGATTAAGTTTGATGAAAATGCAAATGATCTGGTTTTGATGACAGGCATTTCGAGTGGTATAGGCAATGCTGTTAGTTTTGATAAGGTTCAAGTGATTATAGATGAAAATCAGCTTTATGTGTATTCGAGAGCACCAATTTTTCCTGCTCTGGTTAGTATGAGTGATAATTATCATGGTCTTTTTGCAGAGTCAAGGGCGAGTGGGCGTGTCGGTGTGTATGGTAAGAATTCAAACACGAGTGGTGTTAATTATGGTGTTGTGGGCGAAGTTGTATCAGCGAGTGGTTATGGTGTATATGGTATAGGTAATGCGGGTGTGGGTGTGTATGGTGTTAGCAATTGGATAGGTATCAGGGGTGTAGCCACTGGGGATGGTACTAATACTAATCATCGTTATGGGATAGTAGGTGTGGGTTCGGCTGATGTGTCTGGGTATTATGGTGTAGTTGGTGTAAGAGGTTCTGTAAGTTTACCGAGTAGTTTATCAGGCTATACCGGTTGGGCAATTGGGGTTTCGGGACGCATAGATTCGACTGTGAGTGGGACTTATACGGTTCACGGTGTGGAAGGATATGTAATAACTTCTTCGGGAACGAGCGGTGGATACTCTGCAAGAGGTGTAACAGGTTATGTTAGTCATGGTGCGTCTGTGACAGGCATAGTTTGTGGTGTTTATGGTGAAATAGCGGGTTCAAATGCAAGTGCAGGTTATGGTGTTTATGGTGTGGGTAATGCGGGTATAGGTGTTCGTGGATATAGCACAGGGAAGGATGGTGTGCGGGGAGAGTCATCGGCGTCTCATTGGGCGGGTGTTTATGGTAGGTCAACAGCGGCGAACGGTTTTGGTGTTTATGGACATGTGGAATCGGACGTCGAAGGATGTTCTTTAGTTGCAATTGGCGGTTCTGTTATGGCGGGTGCTGCTAAGCAGAATGTGTATGGAATATCTTTAACAGCAGATGCATTCACATTTGAGAATGTAAATGCTTATGGTGTTGCGGCCACGGCTTGGTCTTATTCAAATTCAAAAGCTTACGGTGTTAACGGTGCAGCATACGGAGGAGGAACTAATTATGGTGTTTATGGTGAAGCATCAGGAGGGGATGCAAATTATGGTGTTTATGGTAAAGCAAGAGGAGGGGATGTAAATTATGGTGTTTATGGTAAAGCAGAAGGAGGGAATGTAAATTATGCTGGTTATTTTGATGGGTTACTTAGAGTAATTGGAAGTATAGATAAGAAAGGAACGTGCAATTTTAAGATAACGCATCCGCTGGATCCAAAAAAATGGTTGCTTCATACCAGTATTGAATCAGATAGGCCCCTCTTATTATACGCAGGTTCTGGAAGGTTAAGTGGTGGGCGCTGTGTGATTACTTTGCCGGCTTATTTTGAAGCATTGGCAGGTTCTAAACCGCGTCATGTGATTTTATCTTGTAAAAATGGCTGGTCTGGATTATATGTTAACGGTGGTGTAATCGATGGTAAGTTTGAGGTTTTGGCGGCTGATGGTGGAAATCCTGAACAGGAGTTTGATTGGATGGTAGTTATTGAGCGTGATGATGAATATATGAGGAAGCATCCTTTTATAGTTGAGGTCGAGAAAACACCGGCTGAACTGCAACAAGAAGGTTTGCAAGAAAATGATTAGATTAAAAAAAGGAATGAAGGTATGAAGGAGGTGATAATATGGGTTTGGTGATGTCTTCGGTGCAGGCTGTCACTTTTGATCGTGGTAGTATAGGTAGAGTGTTGATTTTGCCGGATTCACGTCATATCGTGGTAGATCTTATTTTTGGATATGTAGATCAAGCAACTGGTCAATTTGTTGCTGTGCGTGGTCGTTCGGTTGAAATTAAGGGTGCAGATTTTGATTCGCTTGCGCAGAGGTTGACTACTGGTAAGTCGCTTTATGAGGAGATAAAGACCGCGATTTGGGAGAAGTTGATAGAGATGGGTGTGGTTAGTGGAACGATAGAGTAGCTTGTAACAGCTCTAAAAGATTAGTATAAAGTGGGAGATAGGAGATGAAGATTGGGATAGAAAGGGTATTTTTTGATTCGGTGAATGTTAAAACGGTGGTTTTGGATTTTATGAATAAGGTTGTGGTTGTGGATTTTGTGTTAGGTTCTGGTGATGTGGAGGTTTTGCCACAGCGGTTGACGCTTGATTTACAGGATTTACTTTTGCGGCGTGTGGAAGGTAAGGAGGTGTTAGGTGATTTTTTAGTGGATTGGCTTAAAGCCTCTATATTGCGTGTGCTGTTAGGTTCGGGTAGCAGGGAAGATGCTTCAAAGGTTACCGAGGGATTACCGGGAGAGGCAAAATGAAGATTCTGTTTTATGGTGATGTTCATCATGGTTCATCTTTGCGGTATGGTAGGGATATTGGTGGTGTGAATTCGCGGTTGAAGGCTTCGTTGGCGGTTGAGGATGCGGTTTATAGGGTTGCCAGGGAGGATAATGTTGATTTGATTGTGTTTTTGGGTGACCTGGTGGAGTTGAGTTCTCGTGCGCATATAAATGATGTGGTGCGTCGGCACATTTTGAATATGGCTGATATTCCTCGTGTTTTTGTGGTGGGCAATCATGACTTATTTTATAAGGAGTTGGATTTTTTTGGTAATGTGAATGATATTTTTGCGGATTTGGGCTGGCGTGTTGTTGAGCGGATCGAGATTTTGGATCTGAATGGTTTATCTTTGGGGTTTGCGGGGTGGAAGTCGGATGATTCTGAGTTGATTGATGTTGTTATGCGTATGAGGGATGTGCGGCTATGGTTTTTGCATAAGGAGATAAAGGGAGGTTATTTGCGTAAGAACCTGGTTGCGGAGGAGGGTATTTTGTTGGATGGTGTTCATGTGGGTGGGTGGGTTGTGGTGGGGCACCATCATGTCCCCTATGTTGATGAGGTGAGGAGGATTTTGTTTGCGGGTTCGGTTCATAGGGTTGATTTGAATGATTGTGATGGGTTGGAGCGTGGTTGTTATATATGGGATAGTGAGGAGCCTGATGTTTTTACATTTGTGAGGTTGGAGAATGTTTCGCAGCTTGATCTGGTTGAGGTGTGTGTGGGTGATGATTTTGATGCCGAGCGTTTTTTGAAGGAAGTTTTAGTTTCAAGGAAGGGGAATTGTGTGGTATTGCGGATTACGGCGAGGAAGGAGGTGTTGGAATGGTTTTTGCGTAATAGAGTGGATATTATGGGTGAATGTGGTCTGGAGAATCTGACTATTCAGCCGGTTGTATTACAACCCGAGGTGGTCAGGGATGATGTGTTGAGGGTGGTAGGTGCGGCCACGTCGCAGGATGAGCGGTTGTGGAATTTTGTTAATTTTTCGAAGACGGAGCTTGACAAGGAAGTTCTTTTCAAGGTAGGGAAGGAGATTTTAGCATCATGTTCAGAGTAAAGGCAATAGAGTTTGAGAATGCTTTTGTTTTTAATGGTTCCTATAGGATAAATTTTCCCGAGCGGGGTCTGGTTTTGATTGAGGGTATGAATGAGGATGCTGGTGGTTCGAATGGTGCGGGGAAGACATCTTTTTTGAATTTGATACCGACGGCATTGTTTGAGCAGAATGGTTCCGGTTTAATTAAGGATTTAGTGATAAACAGGTTTTGTGAGAGTTGTGAGATACGGCTTGTGCTGGATAATGGCTTATTGGTTGTTTATACCCGATCTCGGAGGGGGAAGTCGGATTGGTTTTTGGTGAAGGATGGTAAGCAGGTGCGTGGTAAGAGTTTGAGTGAAACTAAGAATTTGATTTTTGATGCGTTGCGTGTCACTTACGAGCAATATTCATCGGTTGTGCATTTGCGTCAGGGTGGTACTCTGGGTTTCTGGGAGTTATCGCCCTCCGAAAGGGTGAAAATGATATCTGATATTTTGGGGTTGGGCAGGTATGAGGTTGCTTCGCAGCGTGCGAGGGAGTTTGTGAATGATCTGGATAAGGGCGTTGCTGGTTTGAGGGCTGAGTTATCGACGCTTGAGGGTGTTATGAATAAGTTGAAGGATGAATTATCTACGCGGAGGGCGCTTTTGATTGATACTTCTGTTCATGTTGAGGAGGGTAGACGGTTGAGTGAGCTTGTTAAATCTAAGAGTGAGGAGTTGAAGGATTGGTTGAAGGAGCTTGGTAGTCTGGAATTGAAGATGAAGACGTTGAAGGATGAGCAGCGGCGGATAGGTATGGAAATAGCGGATAAGGAGCGGTTGAAGGAGGAGCGTGCGCGGAATATGCATCGTATTGAGTCGTTACTTAAGGATATAGTGAAGATGGAGGAGGAGCACAGGTTATTGAGTGAGCGAGTGAAGATGAAGGATGAGTTATCGGCGGAATTATTCAAGTTGAGGACGTTGCTTGAGCGGAGGAAGGATGAATGTAGCAGGAAGGAGGGAAAGATAATTGAATTGAGAAAGATTCTGGAGTTGCGTGTTTCGGATGATTGTCCTGTTTGTGGTCGTCCAATCGATAGCAGGACATTTGATCAGAGAAGGAAGCATATTGAGGGTGAGATTTTGGGGCTGGAGAAGGAGGTTGATTTGATGAAGAGAGAGATAGATGAGCTTAAAATGAGAATCTCTGGTGTTGAGCGTGAGTTGGCGAGTTTGCATGGAGTGGAGGGTCGGTTGATGGCTATTGAGCAGGTGATTTCTGCTTCGAAGAAGGAGGAATTGGAGAGGGGTCTGTCATTTGAAAAAGAGCAGATTGAGTTGTTGGAGAGGGATATAATGGATTTGAAGGGGAAGCTCGTTGCGTTTGGTTCGGAACAGGATTTGAATGAACGGTTTTGGGAGGTGAAGCGTAGGGTTGTAGCGCTTGAGCAGGAGATAGGTTCGTTGAATAAGGAGATTGAGCGCATAAATCGTGTGATTATGGAGCAGGAATCCGTGCGTAAGCGTATAGCGGAGATTGAGGATGAGTTGCGCAGGCTGGAGGCAGAGATCAGGAAGAAGCAGGATTTGGTATTCGAGGAGGAGCGAAAGATTTTATATTATAAGTGGTGGGTAGATGGTTTCAAGCGTTTTCAGTTGATTGAGATATCGAATGCGATTGAGTTATTGCAGGAGCGATTGCAGTTTTATGCGGGTTCGTTGTTTGAAGACAGGATGGTAATAGAGCTTGATGTTTTTGCACAGAAAAAAACGAAGAAGGAGGAGCTTGATTTTAAGCATGAGATAAATATGCGTATTAATGATGGTTTGATACCGCTGTCTGGCTATTCTGGTGGGGAGAAACAGTTATTGTCGTTGGTGTTAATGCTTTCATTGAATGATATTTTGGGGTTCAGGTTTTTGATACTTGATGAGGTGTTTGGTAGTTTAGATGAGCTGAATCGTGAGCGTGTGATCAGGCTTTTGCGTGAGGTTTCAAAGGAGAAGCTCGTGCTGGTAGTGACGCATATAGATGATGTGAAGACTGCGCTTGAATGGGATAGGATTTTGCGGGTTATTCGTCGGAATGGTTCATCGAGGCTTGAGGAGGTTGTGTTGTGATTGAGGCATGGGATTTAGTGAGGGATGAAGGTTGTTTTTGTAGATGTTGATTCCCTGGGATTGACTTCGGTAGAGGATGCGAAGTGGATTTTTGATAATTTTGATAGGTCTGGGTACATAATAATCTGGGTTTTTGAGGATTTTCCCTTTAAATCCGGTTCTGCGTTGGAGGTGTTTATTGAATCAAGGGGTTTTGTGATTTTTAAGGTTTTGAACCCTGCGCGGTTTATATACAGTTTGATGCATTTGCCACTGTGGTATAGGGTGGATGGGTTTATCGTTTGTTCGAGGAACGAAGGTTTTGTTCCCTTGCTGGGTTGTGGTGTAGATGCGATATGGTTTTCGGAGCATGATGTGGTTGACTTTTTCTTTTATGAGTCGCAGGGTTTAAATCCTGAGCGGTTTCTGGATTATGCTGTCATTATGGATTATGCGAGTGAGAACGGAATTAGGGTTGATGAGGAGAGGTTGCTGGGTTTTTTGAGGACATATTCCCTAGAGGATATTTCGCATGAGTTAGTGCGGGATGTGGTTATGGAGGCGGAGCTGGATTTTTTGCTGAAGGGTGACTTTTATAAGGTTCTCTGTGAGCGGAAGCGGAGATTAGCATTGGAAGTTGATGAGGGTATTGATATTTTTGAGATTGGTAAGGTGCTTTATGGTTCTAAAAGATTTTTAGTCAGTAAGGAGAGAGTGGATAGGGCTTTACTGGAGTGGCGGTTCAGGTGTCGGCAGATGTTGATGAGTGGGTGTAGGGTATGTGGGGGAATTTTGGAGAGGAAGAAGTGGGTGCTGGGTAAGGTGGTAGGGGGTGCAGGTAAGGTGTGTGGTAAGGTGGTCATTATTGGTGAGGCGCCCGGTGAGGAGGAAGAGGAGAAGGGTAAGCCCTTTGTTGGTAAGAGTGGTGAGTTGTTGAACAGATGGCTTGAGATAGCGGGTTTGAGCAGGCATGATGCGTGGATTACGAATGCTACTTTGTGTAGGTTGAGGAATGCGGAGGGTAAGGCGGTGGCTCCTGATAAGAATGTAGTTGAGGCATGCAGGTGGCATGTTGAGGCAGATGTAATGGATTCGTTGATGTGTAATGGTAAGGTTATGATCTGGGCGCTTGGTAGGGTTGCGCTTGACTCGTTGAAGGATTTGGTGAATGTTGCGAATGCGAGGCATGGGTTGCATAAATTGAGTTTTGATGGGTTTGAAATCTGGTTGTTATATTTGTTTCATCCTTCTGCGATTTTACGTTCAAATGATGGTTCCTCGCATTTAAGCGTTATAAATATTTTGAAGTCTCTTGAGAAGGAGGAAGGTTTTGCGTGGTTTAGAAAATAGGGCATGCTCTGTTAGGGAGAGTATGTTTTTGGATTATGTGAACAGGCGGTTTTTGCTGGTAGGTAGTGATGATTATGTTCCGCTGGTGAGTGCGAAGTTGATACCTGGTGGTATATCCTTTAGTGTTTGGGATTTGATGAATTTTGTTGCGTGGTTGAGGGATAAGGGGTTTGATTTTGTGGATGCTTCGGATAGGGCATTTGAGATAGCTGAGGCGTATATGAAGTATGTGGAGGAGCAGCGGTTGCGCAAGCAATGCACGGAGCGGATTGTTTTGGAAA